AATTTCTAAAATCAGGAATATGAACTTCTATATCCATTTCCATTGCGTTTCTAGCTAGCTCTTTTATCTCTTGTTGAGGATCTATTTTGTCTTTGGCAAACCGAAGATATGAAGCAAAAAATACCTTTGGAAAATGTGCTTTAGCATAAGCTGAGAGGTAAGCATTCATGGCATAGCTTATAGAGTGGCTAGCATTAAACAAATATCTTTGAGATTTTTCAATCCATTCAAATATTTGTTCTGCTTCCGATTCTGATAGTTTCCCTGTTTGCTTAGATCCTTCTATAAATTTTTTGCGGACTTTTGCCATTTTATCCGCTTGTTTTTTTCCAATAGCTTTTCTTAGATCGTCTGCTTCTTGTAAATTAAATCCTGCTAACTCTTTAGCTATAGACATAGCCTGTTCTTGATAAATCATTTCAGAATAGGTATGTTTTAAAATTGGTTCTAATGCTGGATGGAAATAATCAATAGATTCTAAGCCATTCTTTTTATCTATGTAATGATTACTTACGCTTTTACCATCTCTGTGTGCCTCAAGACAACCCGGTCTTAAAATACTGATTAAGCCAGATAGCTGTTCAATATTTTGAGGCTTTAGTTTTCGTGCCATAGTTTGGCCCAACCTAGACTCTAGCTGAAAACATCCTTTGGTATTGCCTTCAGATATTAACTCCCATGTCTTATAACAATCTAAACTAATATTGGACAACTTAGGAGAAAACTTTATTTTAGGAAATTCTCCACCCTTATCCAATACTTCAAATTTACATCCACAATCAAATACAAAAAAGTCTGACATGTTTATTCAACAGCAGCAAATGCCGATTTAAATTTTACCTTGTTAGAAATATTACGATGTAATCTTAGGAAACGAATCAAAATATCAGCCGTATCCTTAACGTCCTTTAGTGCGTCGTGAGCACCTTCTTTACTAATTCCTAGATAGTCTCTAAGATTATCTAGTGTATAGTTCTTGAGCTCATTATTTCCTTCGAACCAATAGAAAACCAAGTTCATCAAATCTATTACGTCTCTTGGATAAAAAAGATCCGATCTGCCTTCTTTATTAAGATTGTCATATTTTTTACTCAGTCTTTCCATTATTCGTAAATCAAACCTGTTAATATTATAACCAGCAGCAATCGGAGCAGTAAAACATGACCTTTTGCCGCTTGATCGTGAGTGATACATATTCAGATATGATACAAATAATTTCCAACCATTTTCTTGCTTCTGATATGATTTCCAGTCAGACAAGATAGATTCTTTAGTGCTGGATCTAACTTTTGCATGAAAATCAAGAACATCAGAATCTCCATAAGCATAATCAATATTATTTTCTAAGGCTTCTGGTCTTATGGTAATATTGAATTCAGAGTCTGGTATAACTTCTAATCGATACGGATCGATCATTATAGCAGCTATCTGAACAGGACTACATGCGTCGGGATTAATCCCGTCGGTTTCGAGATCAAATACACAAATTTTTTGTAAATTAGCCATTCACCACTACTACTGTTGAGCCTGGGAAAAATGCCTTCTGAGTATTATCAGTTGATGCGTGACAGTTGATAGACCTGCAACAACTAACACGAACCTCTTCTGTCTTAACATATTCAACATTATTAACTGTAAACTTATCACCTAGTACTAGCTCTTCAAATTTCTTTTCCATAATTATTCTCCATATTTTAATATGTCTGATATTGTCATAATCTTATCCAACATTGCAACGCCTAAAATATCAAATTTAATTAAACCAAGACTTTCTAAATCCTGCATTTCCATACCGGCTATGGCCTGTTTATTCTTTGTATCATATACCATTGGACATACAGAACTGAGTTTTGCGCTACTAATAACTACACCAGCTGCATGTTTAGATTGATTTGATTTGGTTCCTTCCAGCCTGATTGCTTGCTCAAATCTTTTAGCCAGTGGACCTTCCAGAATGTTGTCATTAGATATATAGCACCATTCCTTGAGTTTGTCAACATTATTTTCTAAAGCCCACCGTATAATAGACGCTTCTCCTGTATCTTCTTTCATTTCTTGTAGTTCGTCTGCAATTTTAGCTTCGTCGGGAATACTTTTAGTAATTCTATTCATCTCATCAAACGATATATTTCCGTAAACTCTTAAAACCTCTTTTAAAGCTCCTCGACCCTTCATTGTATTAAAAGTTATCATTTGAGAAACTCTGTCTATTCCGTACTTATTTTTAATATAGTCTATCACATATTGTCTTTTAGTAATAGGTACGTCCACATCAATATCTGGCATGGATATATGATCTGTGGTGTTTCTTCCTTCGTTATAAAATCTCTCAAATAGCAAGTCATATTTAATAGGATTAATATCAGTGATGCCAATAAGATACGACACTAGACATCCTGCCGCACTACCTCTTCCCGGCCCCGGTAGCCATCCATTTGACTTAACATGATTGACTATATCTTGAATAATTAAAAAGTAGCTTGATAATCCTGCACCCTGTAAAATCTTTAATTCAAACTTTATTCGATCAACATAAGTTGAGTGTTCAGATTCTGGAACCTTGTTAGCAATTTTTTCTCTCCAGCCATCTCTACAAAGCTGCCTAAGATATTCAGCAGGGTCTGCCCCATTGGGGCATTCAAATGTTGGAAGAGACGGTTTATTCAATATGTTATACTCTTCGCATAATGAGTCTACATATAAAGTATTTTCAATTTCTTCTTCTGTATGTATCTCAATCATTTCTTCAGGAGATAATATGTGATAATTGTCTGACTGGAAGAAACAACCTAGTGGAACATCTTGATTTGCCAATAGTCTTTTATTGATATCTACTAAAGTAGTTTTTAAATTATTACATAGTAGAATTCTCTGATCTATAGCATCTTCTTTTGTGCAATAATGGGCATCTGGTGTGCATATCACTTTAGTGTTTGTTTTACTCCCTAGAGAGCGAACAAAATCTGTTATCTCTTTTTGTGTAGGATTAAAGACTTGATCCATTAGCTGTGCCTCCAAAAAGAAATTGTCTGGACCAAATATCTCTTTCATTTTGGCAACAAAGTCTATTCCGATCTTATCCATTGATCCAAATTGGTTTTCTACCAGATCTGGCAGAAGTGATCCTAGATGACCACAAAATCCTATAATATTACCATCTAAAAAATTAGCTAATTTATCTATATTGATTCTTGGTTTATGATAAAAGTTTTCTTCTTTATTCGTTTCAGAAGCTATTGAGATTAGATTTTGCCATCCTTTTAAGTTCTTAGCGAGTACCAAAAAATGACTTAGCTTGTTATTCTCTTTAGACTTAATATTAGAATCTTCATGAGATATGTATAGTTCGCATCCTAGTATTGGCTTTATATTTTGTGCCCTAAGAGCTTGGAAAAATTGAACAGATCCAGAGATAGACCCATGGTCGGTTAATGCACACGATTTTATCCCAGTATTAGCACATCTCTGGGCAATCTGATCTGGTTTGCTGATTCCATCCAATAGGCTATAGTGGGAGTGGGTATGCAATGCAGCATAAGTTTTAGTCATACTGTTCCTGGGGCCTTGTATAATCCAATAGAGTGTTTCGGATGCTTGTACAAGTTCATTGTAGTGTCGATTCCGTAAAGATCAAGATCATGTTTTACCTGTTCACACTTTGTCATAGTTTGACCAACAGAGCATGTTTGACCGTCTCTATATTCTGTTATAGGGGTGACATTAGTATTATCAAAAGTTGTTTTACCAAAATGACATAATTTGTTACACATCCAGCTTTTATGTAATCTTGGTTTTTTGGTGGTTTTGATAAGCTCATACTTAGCCCTCAGCATGTTCTCCGTTTCTGCTAAATCTGAATCATTAAAGCATATAGTGAATGGACCACCATCATTAATAAAATAAATAGAGAACATTATGTGATTAATTTTAGGGTATAAATGCTTGATGGCATAATGATATATTCTTAGTTGAGGATCTCTTTCCAATTTTTCTTGAGTCTTTTCCTCTCCAGTAGCCCAATCAAGTCGTCTACCAGTTTTCCAGTCTATGATTTCTATGGTAGTATCATTAACTAGAGTTATTAAGTCGATAGTCCCCTTAAGAGCTAAATTACCAGTAACCCTTTTGTCTTCTACATCATACGAATATTTAGCCCATGGTTTAGATATTTCAAAGTCAAAGTGTTGTTCTGGACATAAGACATTTCTATTTCTAGGATCAAACATACCATTATTAAACTCGATGGCTTTATATACCCAAGCTCTACAGTCTTTTAGGTCTTTGGGAGACCATTTATGATGCTGTGTCTGTTGAGTATAGTAGTCATAGACCTTGTCAATAATTTCATCCAGATTATAGCTATGCACATTTATCAAACCAAAGACATCATCGTCTACGCTATCTAGATTATCTTGTTGCGCCTTCTTAATAACTGCTAAAATTTCTAGAACTTTGTGGGTAATTGTTCCCTTGTCTGCTTTTTGACCAGACGGACCTCTCCATCCTAGTACATATTCAGCAAAATATTGCTGTTCGCACATTGAATGAGTATTATAACTAGAACTTCTAAAATATGTTATTATCATGTAGTGAATCCTAATAGGCTTTCTAATAATTTTTTGACTTGGGCAACTTGATCATATATTGACGAATCAGCATTATCTATAACATAATCAAACTTAGACCAATCAAATTTATCTTGATCTAATATGCATTCACTAAGATGATCAGAACTATGTGGGTTTCTAGTTAATCTTAATACTTTGCCACCAATATTTTGAATTGATTCTACTTCGTTAGGAAAACGACAATCTGTAATTATAGCGAGGTCTGGTTTTTCTCTAACTATTTTAGAGATGGTTGCTTTTACCCAAACATCTGGATCTAATTTACGAAATATATCTGTTCCTATAATTTGCATAGCATCTCTTCCAGATAGCTGCTTATCTTCCCAGCTTAAATGTGTGCTTTGATTTTTTTCATCATCACTACCATAACATTGATTATAGTCCAGTCCTAGAATATTCATGCAAATATCTTGTTTTAGAACATCTGCAAAGTTATAGATTCTGATTTTACTGTATAGTTTTTGTACCAAATCTTGAGCTTTGATATCTGTCTTTGGTATATTATGAGGCTGAAATAATCCTTCATAATTTTTATTTCCTCCAAAATCAGAAAGTAGAATCTGTCCTTCGTCGTCTAAGAGTATCTTTTCTGCTAATCCTAATTTGGATAGATATAGAGATAAGATAAAGTTACCAGCCGTTGTTTTGCCAGATTGCTTTCGTCCAGATATGCCTAACACTATCATAGAGAGTATCCTTGTAGTTGTGGTAAAATATATTGTTGAATATCTTGTGTAGACATATCACCTATATCGTTAGTTGTTAGTTTGATATGTTTAATGTTGTATGTTCTACAACATTTTTCTTCTATATTCTTAGCAGCAGCTTCTCCAGCCTTATCATTGTCCATAATAGTTATTATATTCATAGCTCCAGAAATGTCTAATAGCATTTTTTGTTTGTGACTTAATGATGCTCCAAAAATAGCAACAGAATTATGTATTCCTGCTTCCTCTAATCTCCATACATTACCGGGACTTTCTACTAAAATTACAGTATGAGAAGATGCAATATGATCCTTGGCAAACCAATAATTGTATAAGTTCTCCTGTGTTTTGAAGTTCTTATTATGTCTCCATTTAGAATATTTCCATACTTCATAATCAGAAGGACAAGATGATTCTGTTTTATGAAATCCATTACATTTGACACATTTATTATGAACAGTTCGCCCAGTACATCCTGTCATATTTTGACCAGTATCATCATAAACAGGAACTACGGCTCTGTCACACATTTCTTTATTGGAATCTAGGCAGTCTCCAACGTCATATTTCCTCAGTACTTGCTCGCTAAAGCCCCTATTTAAAAAGTATTGAGACGGAATAGACAGAGCTTTAACCACGGCCGATCTGGGGATAGTGTCCGTATGGACAGCCCTATCATTCGACTGAATATTCTTTATAGCATTGACAAAACTTGTTTTTTCTTTGGCTTTTTTAGATACTTTAATATTGGTCAAATCTGACTTGCTAAAACTAATGGCAAATTCTAGGGCTTCTGCAAAAGATACTACTGGATCACCAGATTTTACCCATCCCTTTTCATGAGATAAGCATCCTCTTATAAAGCCAATAATAGATGACTTAAAAATTTCCTCACATTGATGAGTTCTGCATTTCCAATTGCCTCTGTAAGAGTCTCCTTGGTGATACAGATTAAATGCGGAGTCGTTATCTCCACCATGAATCGGACAACTCATAATGACCATCTTATCAAGCATTCTGTATGACGGTATTCCAAGATGATTTAGTAAATTCTCTATATCATCACAAACAACATCAGAAAGATGCTTTAATTGATGCTGATCATACGAATGGTATTTCTTCTGTTTCTTCATTGTTTTCATTGTTACTAACTATAAAGCCGTCTTTTTTTGTCTGAACATTGTTGACTAATTCTAAACGAGTTTTGCCTTCGGTAATTTTAGCACACCAACCCTTCATGTGACAATTGATATAGTCGTTGTCATCCAGACCTCCACCATGACGACTAATCAACGGCACCAATTTACGATTTCCATTATCTGGACCATCTTCAGCAATTTCTTCATCTGATTTTCTTTTAAAGATGGTAAAATTACTACAAAGCCAAATAATTCTGTCAGATCCGCTTGCAGTATCTGTACTCTCTTTAGAGATACCATCTCTGTTTAACTGTATAAAAGCTACTATAGGCACTTTATATCTAACAGCAAAATTGTGCAACGATGTCATCATAAAACCAAGAACCTGATATTCCTTCATGTCCTGAGAAATACCAGCAGAATCCATAAGCTTTAGATAGTCATAAAAAATCACACACTCTTTAGCTGTACCATCATCATTGAGTCCGACCTCTTTCACTATCCATCTTCTCATCAGGGCTAATTGTTCTTCAAATGCTTTACCAGCAATACTATGATGATATAGTCTACTCTCTTTTAGTTCGGTTACTGCTTGTTGCATTTTTGACATAGATCCTGGAGTTTCAGCAAATTTACCAGTCTCTATTTTGTTTATCTCTAGTTCTGATGACATGGCGAGTATGCGATGAACATGGTCTTCTCTAGTCATTTCAGTATCCATATTCAGTACTGGTATCTTTAATTTACTAGCAATATAGTAACCCATGTTATCTGATAACAGCGTTTTCCCTACTTTGGGTCTTGCAGCTATCACATTTACTGTTCCTCGACGCAAGCCTCCCCCAATAGATTGATCATAAACTGGGAATCCTGTAGAGATACCAATTTGATCAACTCTGTGTTCCTGTAAAAACTTAATATAATCATCAATATCTTTGCCTATAGAAGAAGGAGAAGAGTCTCCGTCGCTAGACAAAGAAGAAGAGAAGTTAAATATGGATTCTTCTGCTATGCCTATAATAGAAGATATATTCTCTGAGCCAGTAACGTCTAATAGTTGTTCCTGTACACTTTCTAATTCTTTATGAAGTAGTCTGGCTATCTCTAGCTTTTTGATCTTAGCAGCAAACTTCCTGACATTTTCTAGATTAACAGGAAAATCAAATATTGCTTTCAGATGCTGTGCTTCTTCTTTCTGAGATAATACCTCAGATAGTCCTACTTCTTGAGCAGATGAGTAGATTGAGGCCAGATCAAGTTTAGTTTGTGGATTTTTATCACAGATATTCTTAATACACTTATAGATTATCTGATTACTATCAATAGTAAAAGCACTCTCTTGGATTATATCGCAAATATCCAAGTAAGCATCTTCACCATACTTTAATATGCCGCTCAGTACCGCTCTCTCTGCGGAAGGATCACATAAAATCATAATTACCCTGCTTGAGTTGAACAGTTATTACATTTGTATCTTGAGGCGCCCTCAAATACTAAACCAGGACTAACAATCTCTTTTTTACCACAAATTCTGCATGTTACTTGTACTGGTTCAAATTCTCTCATTCTTGCTACCGGAGGATGTTTTGATAATTTTTTGTCTACGGAACTGTCCTCTTTGTGCATACTAAACTCTGGCATTCTGGCAAACTTGTTGACTGATTCTTCGTTGTCGTTTGAGGTCTTACCTCTCTGACGACTTTTTGTTTTAATCTTAGGCTTTGAAGACTTAGTCTCTGACTCTGCTTCTTGCTTAGGAGTCTGATCGTTGGGTAATAAGCTTTGTAGTAAGTGGATTAGTAATTTAACATTTTCTGGATTATTTAGCACTTCTTTAGGATCCATGGGTCACCTTTGCTCTTTGAATAGACAACATGATATCAGATAAATTCTTTAGACTATTTGCTATATAGGATAGTCTGTCGCTTCTTTGTTTAGCATATTTCTTAATATTGCTTAAAGACTGAGCTTTGTCATTGTGTTTTATAGCCTGTAAAGACTTTTCGATATAACCATATCCTTTATAATTATTAATCTCATCTGCTATAGTTTCTTTAATAGACTCTTCAGCCCAATTCTGTCTGGCAATTTCTCTGTTAATTGTTCTTTGAACATGAAAAGCAAACTGGCCAAGTCTGTAAGATATTTGAGCACAATCTTCTGGAGATAACTTCTCAATTTCATCACGAGACATTGTTAAATATGTATTCATTTCTTGTTCTGAAACACCATATGCTTGAGCATACTCAGGCAGAGAGATGCTCTTTTCGTATTCGTCGAGCACCTTATCCCAGTGTTGTAAATCTTCTTTTGCACTTCTATTCATTATTAGTGATCCTTTGTTCCCACACTTCTGGAGATTCCATATATCCCAATACTATATATTTGATTCCATTTTTTTCACACCACTCTTGTTTGTCATGATCTCTTTTTTGAGACTTGAGAAAAGAAATTCTAGAATTATGATAGAATGGGATGAATTTATAATGCTGCTCTCCATGCACTTCTACTGACATCTTTAATAGAGGAATATAAAAGTCTAAATACAAAGTTTCCGATTTACGCAACGGTACTGGAACCTCCTCCAGTATTTGCATAGTTGGAAAATTTTTAGTCAGAATCTTTCTGGCTTCCAGATGAAAAGATGACTTATTTTGCATTTTACCCTTCGCAATGTAACCTGTCAAGTGCCAAGAATGAGAATTCCCATCCAAATCAACTATATTCATTTATTAATTCCTAACACTTCTTTTACAGCACTTTCAACAGCAGCATAAGCGGTAGGGTTTTCTAGTAGATAGTTTCTTACCTTTTCTGCTCCTTGGAATTTAGGTTTGTCTTCTACTACAGTAATAGTATACCAAGCACCACCCTTATGAATAATGCCAACATCAGAAGCTAAATTGATAATTTCAGTACATTTATCAATACCTTGACCATATCTAATATAGCTAGTTGTTGTTGCTCCGGGTGGCCCTAATGCTGAACATATAACTTGCCATTCTATCTCTTGTCCTATTTGAGTATTATCGGTACCTAGCAGCCAAGGCTTAAATGTTTTTGCTCTGAGTTTGATATCGGTCTGATATGCAATAGCCTGCCCAGACTTTTCCTTAAATTCTGCACCATAGCCAGTTGGATTACCCATTAAGTGAGTAATGCCAATAACAATATTTTTATTAACCGGAATAACATTAGCGACCTTACGACAGAACTTAGCCAAAAGCTTGGCCCCGTCTGCTCTTTGCATTTTATCCATATCAGATGTAATTTCTGCTTCTGTACACAGTGCAGAGTACGAGTCTATGATTAGAACACATCCGGGAATTTCATTAATAATTCTTTCTCCAATTTGCAAGTATTCTTCAGCGTGTAGAATCTTACCTTGCTGAGAACCTATTACATGAAATCTGGAAAGATCTAATGCTGGTATTCCTTCAAGATCTCTTTTCTTTAATCTACCTTCAATATTTAGGTAGTACACTTGACGACCTTCTTTAAAAGATCCATAAGCATATTCTAGCCTCTGTGCTGTTGCGGCAAAGTCTAGTGATGAGGTTGTTTTACCGCATTTGGGTTGTCCGGTAAGAACAACAAAACTACCCTCTGGTATTCCTCCGTTGAGAGCAATATCTAAAGCTGGACCAATAGGTATTGTTAAGATTTTTTTGTCTACAATAGCATTACCAGACAAAATAATCCCATCACCAAAATTCTTATTAACATCTTCTTTTAGCGTTGTAGCCATTATTCTAAGTCTCGTAGTTTGGAAATGATATTTGGTTTACTGTTATTAACTTTTCTATGTACTATGTTTTCTTTACGATCATAATCCGTAGATAATTCTGTGTTCTCCTGCTCTACTATTTTCTGGTATTGATCTATAATAGCCAGAAGGTGTGGCGCTCGCAAAGAGTAAATCTTGACTGACTTTACATCATTTAGAGCTTTTATAATAGCTTTAGGATGATATTTTTTAAGTAGCTTATTTGCTGATCCTATTTGGTTTCTATAATAGGTTGACCATTCCTTAGTCAGCCAGAACCTATAGTGTAAGTCCTTGCCATTTAATTTAGCTTTATGCTCACATATTATCTCTGTAATATACTGAGCAGCGGACACATCCTTACCGTTAGAATACCTGGAAGGATATTGTATTTTATTCATTACTTGGACTTGTTTGGCCTAAAGATATTTTTATCTTGATTTCTTCCTGGTGATGATTCTGCTTGCTTTCTTGTCTCGTCTGCAACAGTCGAAGCGTCTTTGGTCATAATTGCCACATTGTTTAATTTCTTACCAGATGTGTGGGTAATCATTAAATTTTTAGGATTAGTTTTTGGTGCCGCAACTGCCTGAACTGTTGTTTCTAGTGCTTCGCTGATCTGCTTTTCTGATACTCCTAATTCAGATGATATTTTATTAATATCTTCACCAATATGATTAAGCCACAGAATAGCGTACTTATTTACCTTGCTTAATTTAGCCATCAAATCTTCTCTCTTTCTGCTTTGTTGAGCCATAATAAATTTTTGGAACTAAGGAATTGTAGATAGTATTCAAATACTGCTGGGCTTACTGGGGTAAAACGATTAGTAGGACGACAAGTGTTATCAACAATGCTAGAAGACTTATCTTCTCCTAATTGAGATATTGGATTATATAACTTATTGTTTGTTGATAGTCGTATAAAATACTGTATAGGACTATTGATCTTCGTAATTTTTTTAGCTAGCACCTTATTGCTATCAATAGTAAGCATAGGATTACCATTTGAATCGATGTGATCTTCATCTCCAACTAAACAATAGAACTTGTAGTCCGTTGTTTCTTGCTTGTTGTTATCAATAGTAAAAATAAAATCACTCATTTGTGTCTGATGCTTTCTCTGTTGCTTCTTTGTCTGATTCCATAATACATTTCTGTAGTCTGTCAAAGAACCCTGCCATGTACTCATGATAGTTTTTGTTCTGTGGTACGGGAACGTGGTAGTTCTGTTTGCAAATTTCATTAATTCCCACAACATTGCCAGTCTCGTCTTGCTCTAAGACCTTGGCATTTACAGTAATCACAAGTTCATGAGGGCACTCTAAAAGTTTATCATATTCTTGACTAATCTCATTTGCTAATGAGTTTTGTTTTAATATACTCTCTAATGCAGCATCTATGACTCTTTTTTCTTCTTCCGAAATATTTTTTTCTGTCATTATTTTGTCCATTTGGTTTTTGTTTTAGGTTTTTTAATTTGTGACATTCCTTTTGGGAGATTTGCTATTTCTTCGGGATCTTTATATGAATTATGTTTTTCTTGTAAAGACATTCTCTGGTCATCACTTAAAGAGTCTCTATTACGATTAGCTAGATCTCCTAATGTTTTCAATTCACTAGAATGTTTCTTAATAGAACAAGAGACATTTATAACATCGTCTTCATAAGATCTGTCTGTGTTTTTTGCAGAACAGTGTTGACACTTGGGGTGTTCTTTATAGTCTGAAAAACTAGCAAATAACTCAAATTTTTTTTCGCACTTATTGCATATATATGTATATGTTGGCATAGACTACTTTGTATCTCTCTCTATTTCTTTTAACCAAACAATATTCATTGTGTTTAAAAATTGCAGATATTTATCAAATATGATTTTGTTTACTTCCTTAAAAACCCATTCTGTTTTGCACACTTGTGTGATAATGTTGTGTTTCTTATCTTTAATCTTATGGTACTGAATAGGATTATACACTTCACCAGTAGGGCTGATCTTTATATAGTACCTGTAATACTGACTAACGCTACTAAAATGTTTAGGTTTTTTATTTTGTATACACTTAGCAACAATATGTGTAGAAGACGGGTCGGATAATCTTGATCTGTCATTATCATCAATAAAATCCTCATTACCCCTTAAACAAAAGTACATTTCTGTATCTTTATCTTGTTTAGCTCGAAATATGTGTTCCATTACTTTTCTCGTGGTGAATAAACGGTTCCCACTCTGATAATACCTGAGTGTTATCTATACTAGACAATTCCTTATACCAAGGCAAGTACTCTACTGAGTATTTCGGCTCAACAGGAGATTGTAGTAGTGTCATTCCTGCTTCGTTCGGTGTTTTATTGCCTTTTTTATGGTTACACGGTCTACAGGCAGTTACTATATTATGCCAATTAGTAGATGCTTTTCTGTTTGGGGCATATCTACTTTTAGGTATAATATGATCATACGTTAATTGAGCATTAGAGCACTTTTGCCCACAATATTGACATGTAAAATTATCTCTAATAAATAGATTATGTCTAGAAAAATTAATCTTTCTACCGTAGAGATTAAAATATCTGATTGTTCTAGCAACAGATGGAACTGGAAATCTTTTCCCATTTGGACCATGAATATTTTTGTCTTTATAATAGTCTAGTATTTCAATACCATAACTACTATCATTTTCATATTTCATAGACCAGACAATAGCCCTCCGCCAAGAGATAATGCGCAGAGGGGTCATGTCCGCATTTAATAATAAACACTTACTGTGTTCAGCTTTGTTGCTCATAACCATCTAGTTTAGATAAGATCTTAGCAATGATTGGATTACGCACTATATCACATGATTCTAGTCTGGCACAACCAATCCCATCTATTCCATGCAAAGCTTCAATCATGCTAGCAAAACCACCCTGTAAATGTCTAGTTAAGTCCGACTGACCAACATCTCCAGTTAGTACCATTTTACTATCTGTGCCTGTGCGAGTTATTAACATTTTAAGCTGTTCGTAGGAAGAATTTTGACACTCATCTGCGACAATAAAAGCATTATGAAAATTACGACCTCTCATTAAACCTAATGGAACAACTTCAATTTTATTGTTTAGCTTTAAAGATGTATACTGAGCAGTTGATATAAAGTAGTTGACTTCATCAAGAACAGGCAGAAGATATGGATGTAATTTTTCTTCTGCTGATCCTGGAAGATAACCGATCTTTTCTCCTGCTTCAATTATAGGCCGAGTTATGATAATTTTCTTTACTTTTTCGTCAAGAAGATACTCTATAGCCATACCTATAGCAATGTGTGTTTTCCCACTACCTGCTAAACCTTGACAAAAGGTTATTGTATTTTCTGCTATGGTTCTAATATACTCTTTTTGATTTTCGCTTCTTGGCCTTAATCTATTTCTGTATACATTAACAACCTGCGTAGGCTCCAGAGGATTGGTAAGATTTATTACTTTGGACTTCTTTTTGGCAGTTTTGTTGTTTTTTCTCAAGAGTATTCCTTTGTAAAAACGGAGTATAATTACCAATTATGCATTAATAATACACCATTGTTAACTTAATATTATTTGCCGCTAGAACCAAAACCGCTGACGGATCTTGAGGTTTCTCCTAAGCTATTAGCCTCTTGAAATATAACAGAATGATAGGTTTCAAAAATAATCTGCGCTATCCTATCACCACATGAAATTTTGAACATATTGTTTTGATCAGTATTGTACAACACCACCCCTATTTCTCCTCTATAGCCGGGATCTATAACCCCAGCCAAGACATCTATACCATTTTTAAATGCTAGTCCAGAACGTGGTGCTATGCGACCATAGACACCACTGGGCATCGAGATAGATATACCTGTGCGAACCAGTTTTCTGGTTAGTGGAAAAATAACCATATCTTCTATAGAATATAGATCAGCACCAGCATCATCAGCATTTGCTCTTAATGGAGTTCTAGCTAATGGATTTAGTTTTACAAAATCAATATTCATTTTATAGTAGACACGCTCCACCAGCACAACTAATTTCTTCTATTCCTGCTGTATTGTCTTCTAATTCTGATAATTGAGTGTAATCAACCTTAGTAAAGCCATTGAATAGATCACAATAGATTTTCCAGTTATATACGTCTTTCATGCAATATGTTAAGCGACGTAAATCAGAATCAAAGTATTTACTAGCAAAATTTGTCATTTTCGTCATGAACTTTAGCTTATTTGCATCGTCTGTTTCTTTGGTTTGATTTAGGCTGATATAATCACATGCTGCCCATAGATTATTATTAAAGGCATTCAAGCCTAACTCAATTAATCCAGAGCACCACAATGCAGCATCTCCATACTCCTTAACTATTTCTCTGCTGGTATAAACAGTAGTAAAAGGAGCCTGTGGATAATCTTTATCTCCGCTTTGTGGTATCAATGATATGCCAGCGAAATATTTTCTATTATCATAGATAAACCTAGTAACACTTTCCCACTCATCCGGCTTAACTGTTACTGTATTGCTAACATTATGACTAAGATAGTCTTGTGTGCATAGTGATCTATTCTTTCCAGAATATACCCAATTTTTTTGAGTATCTTTAACAACCTTTAGCATCTCTACTGCCGGTAACTGATTCTTTAACTTTGCACCATCTGGTACTTCAATAGGAAACTTAATGACCTCATCAGTATTATTAGCAGACCATGATGACTTTTCACACGCTTGTGGGTTTAGTTTCTTAAAGTATTGATATGGTGCTTCTAAGATATTCGCTTGAACGTGCCTAATATATCTTTTGGCGTGGTGCGGATGTATTCCAGAACTAGTACCAAGCATACTGCTGCTAGTTCCTTCTGGCTTTAAGCAAGTTACTCTGGCTGCTTGATTAATACCTATAGCTTTAGCCATAAGCTTGTTCGTTTCAACAGCAATCTTTGCTCCATTCTTTAATGCTTTTTCTGTCAGTACAAGATCATGCTTTTCCATAGTACCAGTTAATGATACTCCTAATAAAGCTTCTCTTGCAAATATCTTACAGCTGGTGTCTCCAAGATAATCTAGTTTAGTAAAACCTGCCTGTAAAGTACCGATAATAGCAGCTGCTTTACATCTCTCATAAAAATCTTCTTCATCTTCTATTGATGAGCAGTTGATTGTAGAAAGATTACATCCTTGCCATCCGCTTTTGCCGCTTTCTTCATCAACGGGCCACATACCGACTTCAACGCAAGGATTAAATGTCATTTCTGTAGAATCACTCCAAATAAATCCTGGTTCTCCAAATTCTTTCACAGACTGCATTAAAGTATCAAACTCTTCATATGTTGTTGAATCTTTTATCAGGAGTGCTGAGTTATTACTTCTTGCTCTTTGTGGATTATCCATATACCAATTACCTGTTTTAGCCTTAGCCATTTCCGTATCGTCATGACTAAACAAAGCCAAAGAAGCACTTCGTCGAACACCACCAGAAAGAACCGCGTCACTACTATGCATAATAATATCATAAGCATCAATTGGTCTAAGCTTCTTTTGACCATTAGAGATGCATCTGTCTAGTAAGGTTCTGATTTTTTCTAGTCCGTTAGCTAGGGGTTCGTATCCGGGAGCTTTGCCAACACCGGATGCTAATGATGACCCCTTTGGTCTAATATTGGAATAATCAAACACTATATGACTATTCTTGTATTGTTTGAATTCTTCTACTGGCTTACTAAAGTAGGAACTTAGTAATACTCCAAGAGAATTTGCCCAGCCTTCTATGCTATCTTCAATTATATATTTTACTGCTTGATCTTCTTTAACATCATGTTCTAGCGATGGTAGCTTGGATATATGATGTTTTTGAACACTGAATCCAGTACCAGATCCACATAGTAGTAGCCAAAAACATTCTTGAAAAAACCTTAAACGATCACAGTATGAGCTTGTGCAATTATAGATTTTTGCATGTCGTTTTAGGATGGGTTCTCCACCAAATTGCAGTGCTCTTTGTGATCCAAGTACTTTTCTTTTGAGCATTAGCTCATATGCCCAGTCGATATCGTTTGCGATACCCTTATCGGTATAAAAGGAATGCATCATATTCTTAACACGATCTACTGCTTCTTTCCATGTTTCTCTGCGATTTTTATCTTCAATCCAACGAGCATATTTACTAACGAAAGTATAGTTTTGTAATTCTTGCAGAGCTGACATCATGATCTCCTAGAGTTTAGAATCGCCGCTAGTCCGATTATTACGGCGGCGTGAAAAGAATAATTTATAGTGTCAATATTTGTATTAAAAAATCTTTGATACATATACACAACTGTTGAAATATAAAATGCGATAGACATAATTATACACCGTTAATATTTTTAAGCCAAGATAAATCTGGTTTAACTTTTACTATCTTAATACCGCTCATTTGTACGAACAAATCAAATCTTTTTTTGGCCTCTTCGTCAAATAAATGAGTACCATGATCATCAGACATCACAACAGAAATAATACCTTCTTGCCATAAAGCCATAATACAATCATTACAGCTTTGACCAGTTACATATGCTATACCATTATCTGGCCTAACAACACAATTACTTAGGGCATTTCTTTCTGCATGAATCATCCAAGGATATTTTTCTGGACGAGTCTTGGGAAGGTCATCATCATCTAATCCTCTAGGATACCCATTGTATCCGACTCCAAGGATTCTGTTGTGCTGATCTGTGATTACACATCCGTGTTGAGTATGTATATCATGGCTACGCTGAGAAACAGCTTTAGCTAATCCTAAAAAATAATGATTCCAAGATGGTCGCATAGTAATTATGTAAGTTTTGTGTGTGGCTTGATACTGTATTGTATCTCGCGTCTTCTATGGTGTCAAGAGAGAATCTCTCGGACGCTTGGACACATTATTATAGCTAGACTAAAGTATTTTTTGATTATTTTTAGGAGGGACATTCCTGATTTAAAACTTTTTCTAACCAGCCGTTCATAGAACATCCTATAATATTTTTTGTATTTAAAGACATTATTTGAATGTCTATTTTAGAAGCTTCTGTCTCTTTACAAGGATATACAAAAGCCAATCCTCCAATATTATTAATTTCGACAGGGTCGTATGTTCTAACATTAGACAGGTGTTTGTGATAGCACTTGATAGTATTACATGGATTGTACAAATTCCATCCGTATATACTCATAAGATAAGCAAATTTATTATCACAACGAAATTGTCCAGTAGGTATATCCAATTTAGGTAAAAAGTTTATATTTTGAATATGATCCCCGTTTATTGCCCAAACATCCTGAGACCAATGTGGATTTGGATGAAGTTTTGTAGATTTTAATAGATCTTCATGTCTAGATAAACAAATAATATTATCTGGTTTTGTTAAATAGTCTGATATTTTATTAATTGATTCATCAAAATAAATATCAGCATTAGAAAATAAAGAAATAGTGTTTGCAGAAGAGTGTTCGATCCAATTTTTATACGTAGGCATTTTATCTAAGCAAATAAAATTTAGTTTATTACAGTATGGATGAAGTTCTTCGTTTTCAAAAAAATGATAAAAATTAGAACTTTTTGTTTTGTGGTCTAAAAAGACATTGATTTGATTAATGTAAGAATTTTTTAAATTATTAATCAGACAGGAGTCTAGCTCCTTTTGTCTCTCTTGGGACTCAGACTGGTAGTAAGTTGTAAATAATTTAATTTTCATTAACATACCCATAAAATGTTTTAGAAATAAGATTTGTATTCTTATATATTCCATTATCCACAAGCTCATCACAATATTGTTTTACCCCTGGATAATTGGGGTGTCCGTAGTCGTGAAAAGCTACTAAGCATGTATTTTTTAAATTTCTAGTAGCTAATTCAAATTGTATTTTGCAGTCTTCATACGAATGTCCTGTATCTATAAATATCATGCCTAAATTTTCTATTGTTAAATGTTTTAGTATAATATTTGCGTCACCAGCTATTTGTATTGCTCTTATATTATTTTTTTGCATATTATCTTTCCAGGCATTGTGCTCTTCTTCTGACCATCTACTTATACAAAAGAGTTCGCCGCCGCCTTTTGCCTGTTTAAGCCCAAGACCCAAGCACACAGAGCTTAAGCCTTTAAAAGATCCTATCTCTAAAATATTTTTGCCTTCAGGTAAATTAGAAGCTAGATTAAAAAGAAGTTGTGTTTCAACATGTTTATGTATTAGTCCTTCTGTTTTTTCTATAATTTGTTTTATATTATTGTAGTCCATATTTAAATTTTTTCTAGATTGTAGTAATTTGTTAGGATCAATCGTAATATTATATTTTTCATCTGCTTCTATAATAAGATGATTATAGTTTTGAGCCATCTTAAAACAATTTCTAAAATTATAACATATTCTATTATGCGGACAAAATTCTATAATTTTTGTTTCTGAGTTACAAAATATAGTATTAACAAATAATGATCCGTGTGCACCTATTATAGTTTTAGCATTACCAAAATACTTTACGATATCTTGTAATGGTTCTTTACCGGTCAATATAATAAAGCCTTTTTTTGTTAATGATTCAATAACTTCTTTTTCGTTAAGAACGCCTCTAGATCCTGCTCGAATATGATTTCTGCTTAGATATAAATTATACTTAGGCTCAATATCTTGTATGTCAAAATATTTAAAGTATTGATTTAATATCCATAAATATGCTTCTTTGTCCATTTCTGTAGGTACTGTTGGAGATATTGAATAAATTAGTTTTGAAATATGTAAATTATTATTTAGGATTAAATCTTTTTCTATAATAGCTCTATTGGTCAAAATAGATAGATGTTTTGTAAAGTCTATTATATTATGATATTCAGAGACTATAAATTTAATATTTTTATCATGTAGTAATTCTTTTATAGGATACAGTCTTTGAAAAGTATCAAATAAATGACCAAAAGCATAATATCTAAAAGGATGAGTCAAATCAATACAGGTCTCTTTTATATCTGTAAAGTCTGTATTGAAAGATTCTTTATTATATCTTTTTAAAATAGTCTCTGTTCTTTTATTCACCTCTTGATTGAATAATATGTCGTCTTTATAGTATTCACATATACATTTTGGTTTCCAAAAAATTTGTTCATGAAGAGTGGACTCTATTACTTTTTGATCTTTATCAAATATAATACCATCTAACATAAAGACATCATCAAATGAGTATGCTAGTTTTTTGTGTCCAAAATAATTATGTCGATTACAATCTAAAAAACTGTATGATTTTTTCTTAGGTAAATTGAATTGGATTGTCATGATAGTAAATCCTTGACATCTGTGTCGTATACAAACCAATCCTTGGGACTTTTGTAATAAGTACTATTACCAAGTATGTATGCAATATGACTAAAGCCGCTAGGAGACCCAACGACAATATCTGCATTAACCATGTGATAAAAAATTTCTGTAGCTGCTTTATCTATAAGAGAAATAGGAGCAAACTCATCTAACATACTTAAATCTTCTATGTTGGGTTGAGAAGCTATGTAGATATTATATTGTGTAGTCTGAGAAGACACAATCTGTTTGATGGCATTGTAGAAATAACTAATGGGCAAAATTCTTCCTGGTATTCCAATAGCGTCTCCTCTTCTGATATGTACAATCAAATTATTGTTTGTGTTATATGGGTTTTTATTATGATAAATTGGCCGTAAAGTATTTTTATGTTTTTTGTAGAGTTTTAGTAGTAATGGTTTATTATCTACATTTTTAAGCAATTCGTTAAAAATATTAGAATCTTCTACTAGATTTAGATCTAGATTGTATATGGTTTGTGTTTCAGTAAGAGAAGATATGTCTTCAGATTTATTTATTTTTTTATTTATTGCTTCTGGTTTTTTTTGAAAGCAATATTTTTGTTGAGCATAATCTAATTCATGCAGAGAAGAGAAGGATAGCACGTCCTCAAACTGTGCGGAAGCTCCTATAAAAGGAGTATATACTAGTTGAAGATCGTAAAGTTCGCATATTACTAAAGCAGAAAAATAGTTACATACTTGGTGTCCTATTCCAGCTCCTCTATTCTGTGTAATGTAAAAATAATTTTTCATTTTGAATTCTTGTAATCAATCAAATTATAGTTAAATGCGTCAAGTTTGTCTTGAGCGCGTTTCATATCTTTCCACCCAGTCCAAGCAGGGTCTTTGTAAGAACGAACCCATTTTTCCATTCTTACTTTTCCTTCTTTACTCCACCTAAAGTGATGGGTCTTTCCAGAATCATTTATTTTTATGCCAAACTCGTCAATAAACCTTTTATCTATGTAATGATGACCACAACCAACAAATTTATAGTACTCTTTTTTAATTAAACTAATTTTTGGCATTACAAATAAATTTTCATTATATTTTGGGAATTGTTCGAAAATACTCTGTGTTGAAAGCATTTCTTTAGAAGATCCATCTTCAGATATTCTTTCTATAGTATGTCCAGATAAAACGTCAAATAAATTTTTTTCTAAATAGTCTATGTTTAACAAAACATTATTTTCTTTGTACTCATGAAACTCATCCATGTCAGCAGGTATTATATACTCTATATCTTTTTTTGTTTCTAATAGTTCTTTTGTCCTTTTGACACCCATTCCATCGTCTAATACATGAGGCCCAATGTTGTATATGATTTCTGGATATTTCTTTGTTGTCTTATTTACAAACTCTTTGAAATTTTCCTCATCTTCTGGAAACCTATAACTAAAGTTAGCAATAAATAAATTAGCTCCAACTTTTTTATAATAGTCAATAAAGTGATCTATTAGATAGTCATCATCTTGACAACAACGAAATAAAACAGCAATTTTTTTCATATATATCTCGTAATTTTTATATCTCTTTGATAATCATCTCTTCTGAGAATGTAGATATAACGATAGTATGAATATTTTTTGTAAGATTTAAATCAGACAATGTATACCAAATATAATCTACAGAATTTTCATATGGAATCTCGAAAGGTATTAGTGCTACTTCTATATCCCAAGAATTGTCTTTTTTGATACGGTAATATTCTACTTTTCTAAGCTCTGATGTTGACATATTAAGATAGTCCTATTGGTATTGTATTTTTGATATGGTTCCTATAAAATATAGAAAACCACAGGGTTTTATGACTTTAGTGACCGTCCAGTCAACTTGCTCTTTAGCAGATGATCTGTCGAAATCTTCTTGAGATACTTTTATGAGAAGTTTACTTTTGAACTCTTTTCTTATTTTTAAAACTTCTCTTTCATAATAACACCAACAGTCCCACAGGTCTTGAATTGATTTTTCAGTATCGTCAACAATTAATTCAATCTTTCCAGAATATGGTCCAACGTTTTGAAAAAGTCCTATAATTTCTGCACTTCCAATGATAGACATTTCTTCATAAATAGTTTTAGAATCTATAGGTATCTTTTGAATATTGCTATATTTAGTTTTGGAAATGTCTGAAAAGTTGAGGTTGTTAAATGGAAGTATTTTTTCTAAAAATGTTTGATATATAAATTCACCATAAATTTTACTACCAAGCTTTAAAGTATGAACAGTATCTCTATATAAATCTTTTGTCGGTAAGTCTTTAACGCGTTCTCTAAGATCAATATATGGAATATTGTATTTTTCAGCGTAGGTTATTGCTTGATTATACATATTTATTCTTTTGTCTGACATATGTTCTTCAGATCCAGATAAGAACAAAAAAATAATTTGACAATTGTTATTAATGAATTTATATCTAAATGTATCTAAATATACGATAAGTTCTGATTCTGAAGGGATGTACCCTGTGCTAAACCAATCAATGAAACAATAATTAGGATTTCCGGATAAAACATCGTCTATAAAACACATGCCAGCATCTCTTATATGAAGAGAACCATATGCGTATTTAGTAATCTCAAATTTTTGAATAACGTCTAATGCCTGAAAAATATCAACATATCCTCCTTTCTGTCTAGTTACTGATGCTCCAAAAAACGCTAATTTAATAGGGGTTTCTCTTATTTGATCAAAAATATCCGCAGGTCCATCAACTGAAGACCCCAAATATTTTTCTTCCATTTTATCCATAAAGACTCCTTAATTATCTTATGTGTGATAAGTATTGTAGAATTTGTTGGTATTTTTTTTCTTTTATCCAGCTACTGTGTTCTGCTGTCGGTTGTTTTAACCATTCAAAAACCATTAGAGAAGCATCTTCTAAAGACTTTTGATAAACTTCAGGAGCCCAACTGTATTTAGATTGTGTGGTACGGTTACAAATAAAATAATTTTTATCCTTACTTATAATTTCAAAATTTTGCAATTCAAATGAGTTGTTCCAAAGTTCACTATTCAAACAACACTGTTTGTGTAATTCTGTTAATAAATACGGATGAAATTTGGTAGTAGAATGATTTACTCTTGTATTATTGTCATGGGGGACATGATATATGGTATCAAGATTAAATAATTTTTTGTGTAGTCCGAGCAATAGTAGTCTTGAGGTAAAATCAGAGTCATCCCAACCATAGTCTATAATAATTTCATTATATCCATTAATGCTAAAATAGTCATTAATATTTAAATACATAATTCCATGAGTAAATTTTTCATTATCATTTCTTGCACATAAATAGTCGCTAACGTAAAACTCTCCTGATTTTATAACATGTTTATCTAAAAATTTTTGATCTGTTATGTTGATATCTGCATCAAGTTTTAATATCTTGTTGTATCTGCAAAATTTAGCTCCTAGATTTTGAGCGTATGACCTTATGTAATTAATCTCGTTTTCTACTCTAATATATCTAATTTTATCGTTATTTAATTTCTCTAGTATGGAAAGAAGAGATTCGTCTGAGCACCAGTCTACTATTATAAGCTCATCAATTCCAGAAGATAGCCAACTTCCAATATTTTTAATTAGATGTGATGTTCTATTTTTTATACATACTAGTGCTGTTGTTCCTTCTAGTATTTTTTCGTTAAGAATATTATTTTGTCTTTTAGGGTTATTTCTTTTATATTTTTTTTTAGTTAGATTTAAAGAATTTATATACTGATAATCAATATAAGGATTATAGATTAATTTTTTATCATATTCGTTATGAGTATTAAGTATATTATATCTAGGATATTCCTGTTTGTATAATATAATTTTAAAAGGTTCTATTATTTTATTTTCGGTATTTAGTAAACAAATTTTTATTTTACGACAAGTTATATTGCACTTAAAAATAGCTATATCTTTGCTATGTTTGAAATTAGTATTCAAAAAAGTATTTTTTTCATGAACCCATGTATCTTTATCTGGTAATAGATAAGAGATATTAAGTTTTATGTGTCTTGAATTTTTTGTAATAATTTTAATTTGTTGTATGCTATATGAATTTTCGAAATGAAAAGTAATTGGACTCATTTCTTCGATATTATCAGGAGCCCAAAACCCTTCATATGTAGAGTCTAGAGAATCTATTCTATTATGATTTGCAGAACATGTAATCTGACTTGGGTTAAGGAGGATTTTTTGTAACACAACTAAGCTCACTTAAAAAGCATATTAAAGTTTGGAGTTTCGCAATTTCTCATTTTGTGGAAAAAATTATCAGCAAAATACTTTTCAGCATCAATATTGATTTCATATCTTGTAAAAATAGCTTCTAAAGTATCTACGAATTTTTTTCTATATTTTTTTGCTAAGTCTATATGGTCTTGTCTAATTTTGTTTGGGTCTTTTGGGTTGTTTACAAAGTACTCAACTGCCAAAGATATTTGCTTTGGATTATCTTCACATATAATTGAATTATATTCATTATACCAGACATCTCTTCCTCCATAAGAATGCGTAGAAACTACTGGTATCCCACATAATAGATATTCGCTAGAACTAAAACATGCTCCTTCTTTATAAGATAAGATTAAACCAGACCGTGCCTGATTAATTAATTTTGGCATATCTTGATAAGGAATTGCTTCTGTCGGACAAAAAATACTATCAGGCATTTTATAGTCTATGTCATGATAGTGGTTCGACCCAGAAGTTATCAGCGCTAAATTTTTAACATTATTAGCCAGATCATGTCTTTTAAATTTAGATTTTCTAGATATTAATATAGCATCGTATATTTTTTCTACAGGATTTACGGAAAAAAGATTTTCGTCTAGCCAGCAATTATGGTTAATAATTTCTCCAACGAAACCATATTTGTATAAAATAGATTGTTCTAAAGCAGAGTTAAAAAGAAAAAAGAAATTGTTTTTGTTCAGTTTTAAATTTTCGAATATGTCGTTGTACACCTTGGCAAACCAATCATCATGAAACCATCCACAATACACAAAGAAAAAATCGGTATCTTTAATTTTGTTTTTATATTCGTTTAACCAATTGTAATTGTGCATTATGTTTTCAATAATGTAAATATTTAATTTTTCACTTTTATAATAATGTCGAAATGGTATGGCTGGACTAGGCCAAACATATGGTGATTTATATATCATATATTGGATCCTTTTTTTAATAAAAACAGATAAGTTCATTAAAAGCTTTGTATGCGTTCAATGCATTCATTTGCATATTCTTTATTTGTTCCGGAGTAATAGAAAGCAAAATATCTAGTGTTTTTGAGTATTCATTCATGGGTATTCGTATAGAAAAACTTTCCCATTTATATTTATTTAACTTTGGTGGTTCCCAGGTGTCTGAGTATATTACGGGTATTACTCCTACTGACAGACTCTCCCACACCCTGAGAGTGTTGGGGCCAGCACCTTCTGGACAGAGAGAAAAGATAGAATCGCTAAGTATTTCGTTATATCTCTTTTGTTGAGACTCTAAGATCTGATTATCTTGATAAGTCCAAGGCATATTTTTTGTTTGGTAATCAAAAACATATTTTTGATAAAACCATTTATCTGTTAGTTCATATATAAATGGATGCTTTTCAGATTTTAGATTTTCACAATAGTCTTTAAGTTGATATCTAATTTGAGATTTGTGGTGTCTTGTTACTGATCCAATGAATGAAAACAAATATTTTTTATCATATAAGTTGTACTGCATATTACTATGCTTAAAATTACTAGCAGTTAATTTCCAAGGATGTATTTGTATATTTTCTATATTAGGTGTTTCTTTTTTATAATGAGAAACATAAAGATCTGTTATTCTTAATTTTTTACAGATAGGGATTATTCTATCCCAATGGATGTGCTGACACACCGTGTGTATATTTTTATCTTCTATTTTTTGTATGTTTAGTTCTGTTTTTGTTAGAGTATCAAATACATCTTCTGTGTCTTTACCATATACCGTAGCAGTATCTATCAATGAGGCCCATGGAAATCCTATATAGATATTAGAAGGATCTTGGGAATTTATATATAGGTGTTTAATATAAGCATCTTTTTCTGTTGTAGCAGGATGTTGCCAATTCATATCTTTTGTTAAAAGGATTACGTTTTCTTGCTCAAAATTCAAATTATACCTAGGTCTTCTCTTTGATTCTCTGTAGTCAATATGTACACAAAAAATATCTGGATATAAATTAATAAAATCTATGTTGTTATAAACTAAATTATTTTTAAATATTCTATCACAATTTTCGTAACCTAAAAATAAATTGGTATTGATCTTATTGATATTTTTAAGATTATTTTTAAAAATCCAACAATCTTGAGAATATATATGATTTATTTCTATAGAGTTTTCTTTATAAAGTTCTTTACTATTGACAATATCTCCATCTTTGGTTAGATCTTTTCTGGTTAAAGTATACATTCTTGTGTCATCAAATTTACAAGATTTTAATATCTTAATAGAATCTAATAAATATATGTCAGAGTTAGTTAAAATTTTAATATATTCTGGATAGTGTTCAGAAGAATAGTCTATCCAATATTTATATGTTAGTCTTTCTTCTATTAGAGATGTCGAAACTTTTTCCCAATGAGCTGGTTTAGATTTTAGATTATCTTCACTATTTTTCTCATAGAAGATATGTATTTTATCTATATGTTCATTATCTATATTTTTTAGTATACATTTAAACCTATCCCATTCTGTAGACTTATCAAGATACCACTGTAAAAATACTATTATTTTATTGTCTTCTGATACGTCTGATATGTAATGAGAGAGTGGATATGTTTTATTTTGACAATAATATTCTCTTTGTTCATACTTTCCGTGGGATAAATAATGTATTATGGCATCTTTTTCATTTAGGATTCCAGCATTAACAAGATCTGGATGAATACTAAGATAATACTTCCAGTTAAAGTCTTTTGGTAAATTAGACATTAATAATTTTTGTGACATAATATTACTTTATTTATTATTTAGAGAATATTGGTATTAAGTGTAATTTTTCTTCTACAATTCTTTCAATTGATTTACCGCTAAACCACTTTATGCTCATGTTATCCTGCTTCTATATTCCTACATAAGTATTATGAGCTATTTTTATATATTTTCTAGTATGGCTATTAGAAAGATGATGCCAAACTATAGTAAATGAGTTCTCACACCTATGCAATAATCTACCGCATACTTTTATATCTTCTTCTAAAAAAACATACCCATTATATGTGATAGATAAATGTAGTTTATTTGTTGGAGATTTTGTATTTATAATACGTATTGTTTCATATCTTGAGTAATCAGTTCGAAGATTATGATATTCACATAAATAACCAAATATTCTTTCTAGACTATGAGAATATGTTCCTCCTTTATTATCTGTGATATAACCAGTTTCCTGCATTAAAAGGGGGTTTAAATAACTTATAGAGTTCTTATTTAAAAAACTACTATACAGACTACTTTTACTCATAAACATAGTACCAGCAGCAAAAACTCTGCGAGTTATACTGTCTTTGGGTATCTGATAATATTTTAGTATTTCATTAATTTTACTAGAGTTTGGGCCTTCTTGATTTTTAAAGAGAAGACTACGATGGCTAATTAGACCAATATCTCTGTACTTTTGTAAGCGATTAATATTATTGTAAAAATTATTACCATTATTTCCAATTAAAGAATGAAGAAGAATCTTCCTCCATTGTATCTTGTTCATTAACATACTTTTTTTAGAATGAATTTTTAAAAAGATATCTTGTTTGCAAGAATTGTTAGAAAAATCCTTGATGAACGGTAGAATATCTGCTCCGGCATTTGAGTGTTCACTAATTTGTAGATTTGGGAACCCCTGTTCTGCCAAGCTAATTACTTCTTTATTCAAGGTGTCGAGACATAGCCCAAGATGAAGGACAATGTCTTTTTTAACGGGAGATAATACCTTATAAAACTCATCCCATAAGTCTGTATGATATAACCAGAGATAAACATCAACCATAAAAAACTATTTGATAGGAGATGTTATTTTATTGTAAAGGACAAGGGATAATATCGCACCAGCAACACCCATAAAAATACCTGCTGGACTTAAGCTGCTATATTGACCAATCATATATAATACGGCTCCGCCCATGTAAGATCCTGCAACTCCTAGAGCTACAGTTTTAACAAAGCCGAAATTTTCTTCGCCGGGAACTAAGCTTTTAGCGATAGAGCCAACGAATAAACCATAAACACACCATACTAATATATTAAACATTGGCATTCTCCACTAGGGTTTGAATCTCATCATCCGTGAGAATTTCTCCTGTTTCTAACAAAGCGTTTAGAATACTTAACGAGTATTTATCATAATCTTCTTTTTTCATTTCTCTACGAAGAATTTTTTTAATTCTCATTTTTGTAAACCAACCTCTACGCTCGCTAAAAGTATGAAGCTGCTCTCCATACATTAAATATTTATCTTGTGCTGTAGATTGAGATGTTAATTTATTTTTATTGCACTCTTGGAGTATTCTTACGCAAGTTAAAATTATGCTAATAATCATTAAAATAGTAACAATAGCGAATCCATAATTGTCTTCTTTGGGTACTCTAGACTTTTCTAAAACTTTAATAGCTATAGCTTTGAGTTTTTCATTATCAGCCATAGTATTTATCTCCTTGGTGTTTTAGGAATTGGACAGTTTCCGTCTGGGCAATTTATTGGAGCTGAGTATATCTTGATTGGAGGAGCTGGCGGATTAATCGATTTGATTGGTCCCACAGAAAGAGAACCTTTATCAACTTCACAATATGTACAATCAATTTTTAGAATATCATCACCGCTTATATAGTATCCCTTACCCTTGCAAACCGGGCAGTCTTTTCTTTTATACTTTTGGGTGACTTCCTGTACATGCTTGGCTTTAATAATGCCTCCAGCAAGTGTTACTGGCGCTGTTGTAGAGCCATAGTAACGAGAGTCGGCGAATAACAAACTAATACAGAACAAACTGATAAATAGCTTATTCATTTTTGTTCTCTCCATGGTAATATATTGTCTACCAAATCTCTCAAAGGTCTTTTGGGCTTTGGTTTTACTGGACCATCTGGTTTGTTCTCAGGAGTACTTTTATCAAACATCTTAATAATAGTTAAGATAAAGTCTAAAAGCATTTTTACTGCTCTGTTGAGAGCTATTCTATCTATTAATTTCATAGAAATAATCTCTGTAGAAAGGAAGGATTATAGTATATATACACCAATTTCCATCCTTGATTATTTTACTTAGATTATTTTATAGATAATCTTCAAAACCGTAGCTCGGTAGTTTTTGTAGTGGAAAACCGTCAAATCCACTAAAAACATAAGAACCATTGGCTGATAACATTCCAGCAGCTACATCGGCATGAATTAGGAAAGACCCCTCTGGGATAGGACCCCATTCTGGATGTCCTCCATCATTCCATTTACCCCAGCTATTTTGGACCAGAAAAGCTGGTTCGCTACCAGTATCATCACATGCTATCCAAGCCATACAATGGGCCCAGTTACCAGATGTTCTAGCAAATCCCTTTTTATCTCTAGTATTACTAAATCCATAATTAGAACATACTGCTAATCCATAACCATTAGCGAGAGCATCACGAGCTTCTTCTACTGTTCTAATTAGTGAAGCAGTCTTAATTTGATGATCGTTAGAAAGATCTAATACTTTATCGGGTAGACCCCTACCACCCCATCCTGCTCCTAAATTACCATTATATTTACTAAAGTCTACAAAACCATAATTCTTTCTCACTACAAGACCACCAACCTTACTAACAAATTCAGCTGCTCTGGCGCAACTCATACCCTGTCCACTAAAACCTCTGTATCCATAGATAGCTTCTGTTGCTCCTCTTGCTATCCAATCCTCTCTCTCGTTATGTATATCTATTTCTACGGCTCGGGTTACATCACAAGCGTTTCGCGTTCCGTGACTAACACAATCGCCAGTAGTTTGTCTTTCATTATAAGGATGTTTGTCAAACTTTAACACACTCTTGTATGGTGTTGAAAGCTTACCTTTACCGCTACCATTAATTCTTTTACTAGCATCTCCAAATAATGGATACTTAGAAGTTTCCATCAGATGATTGAACACATGCTCTTCCCATAAGCATCCGCTGAATCCTTTGCGATAATTATCGTATAGTTCTTTTGGGGATAGTTTTGGCATTATTTTGACCCCAGATTACAAGCCCAAGCTAAAGCATTAAGACCTTCTACAGCTTTAACTCTTAGCTCTTTGGATAATAGAATTTGATCATCGCCAATTGAAGCAACAACTACTTCTTTTGCTTCTTTTGCTAGATCAGGATACTTGCCCTTAATATCTAGTCTAAGCATAACACCAGCTAAACTATTAGCTTGACGAATTTCTTCAGTACTTTTAACTACTTCATCTTCTCCATCAAGCTCAACCAGTTTTGCCAGATCAAGATACAGGTCTCGTAGTCTTTTAGCATCTACTTTTGCTCCAGATTCTTTTAATACCAGAACAACATCATCGGCTTCTTTTTTGACAACTTCATCTGTTGGTGTTGGTAATTCGAGAACATCTACTACAGATGGTCTAGGATTAAGCACATTAGAAAATTCTGGTTTTAATAGTCCTAGAAGAATTAACAAACCGCCTAGTGCTAGTAATACTTTTTTATCAATACTCATGATACTTTATCCTCATTTTGTTTACTACATACGTTCGGACTTAAATATGGAAACATTTGATCAGCAACCTTAACTGCTTCAGAACAACCACTCTGAACAGCCAAGTCGCGGGTTTGTTTCCACGAAACCACTAGCTTAAAAAAGGTATCTTCAGCATCAGTTCTTTTGGGAACAACTACCGGAGAAACTGATGGAACATGAACTACGGGTAAAGAAGTATCAGCAGAACCACCTTTAAATTTTTCAATAAGACCAGCTATTAGTTTTTGTACTGGACTAAGTTTATCCTTAAATAAAACCCATAGTACAAGACCAACACCGGCATAAAGAGCCAAATCCGTTGTGCTCAGTTTACTACTAAATTCTTGAAAGCTCTCTGTAAAATTCATTTTATTTTCCTTATTTATCTGACACTTTTGGAGTATTATCTATGACGGGATCAACTTTATAACTAGGATCAACAAAAATTCCACTATTTCTAAAAGTGGTAACTAGAGCATCAATTGTTGCGCTGACCAATAGCATGAGTATTTGTTTAACATACTTCTGTATAATAGGCTGTAAAACTTGGGGCACAAATGGAAAATTTATTATTGTAAATACTTGATCATAAAACTTAGAAATCATACCCATAGCAAGTGTTTTTTTATCAACCCCTTTAAGAGAGGGGTTATTATCTTCTACTGTTTGAATAACTTCAGCTGTAGCTAGTTGCAATACTTTCCATGCTTGTGGCATTGCTACGGCTTTTGCATTTTTAAGTATTTCTTTGGCTTTAACTACTAAATTCCCAAGATCATTTACTGGTAGGTTTTGGTTTTCCATTTGTTTTTCTCTTTTTTCTTACTGTTACTGGTTTATCGTTCTTTCTATTTGCTTCTTTTCTTTCTTGTGGAGTTGCTGTGTTCCACCAAGTCTTTTTAAGGTCTGTTCTTCCATTAATGTATTTAAATAATACAGTTAATTGCCCTATAACAAGAATTGTTGCTTCTAGTCCTCTAGTAGTTTCTTGAATTAGATCTTCTTTTTGAGAATTTTCTCCAATAATTCCCACCAGATATAAACCACTAAATACAAAACTAACTACTGTGAACCAAAATTCACTTGTTCTATAGCCGGGTTTTACCATTTTAAGCTCCAATTAAAGATAGTAGTAATTACTAGAGTAATATACACCAATTTATAATTAGGCATTTTGATCAACAAATCCGAAACAAACTGTGCAATAATTTTCACTAACAGTATAATTAAAAGTTACAGTAGTTACAATCCCATCTATTCGAATTATATTATATCCTTCTTCTCCGGTAAACTGAGAATATTGTGTAGCATTTACTGGATTTTGATATGTTGTACTTGTGCCCCAAATCGGAGTAAATGGAGAAGATATTTGTACTGGAACAGGGGTGCCTCCTTGACCAACGCTAGCAAATGCAACCAATGCATCATTAACAGGTTGGCTGAAAGTTGCAGTGAAGATGCCTGCTTGGGTATTTTTTATTTGAGTTCCATTAAGTGGCACGCCATATGATTCAGGAAAAGTTGTTGCTCCAACCATACCAGTATGGGCATCCATACCTCCACCAGTTTGTGTGATAGAGATCGTTATATTGTTTTGACCAATTCCAGAAGCAGTACTAGAAGTAACAGAACTTATATTCATCCACTGAAAACCAGAGGTGCCGAAACCTGTTCTTTCAAAGACTAAATTATTTCCTAAAAAAGCTTTAGAAATATCTCTATTTCTTAGCTTAATAGAAGTTATGTTAGAGTTACTTAAAAATATATCACTGTTTACTGTTGGCATACAAATTTATCCTTAGCCATTAACTATATATAGGGTATTAGGATCTTTTGTAGCAAGAGCGTCGTAGTTGCTCTGAGAAATACTAATCATATTTGTTATACGACTAGAATTATTAACTAAGCTAGTATTACTTTGAACCAACCCAGAATGAAGAACGGATACCGGAACTTTTTTTGTTAAAGCAGATCCGGCTGGGTCATCCATAATTAGAAATATATCATCACTAGTCAACCCACTAGCTGCTGGAAATTCATTGATACGTTTTATACTCATTTAACCACCTATTACTGTTTGGTCGCCAACTAATTGAACAAAAATACCATTATAGAATCTATTATCATATTTTGTTTCAATATCACTAATTGTTGGGGTATTTTTAACATATGTGTCGATTGTGGAGTATTCTCCAGTAACTGTTGTTGTTACAACAATTGTTCCGTTTTTTACCTGATTAGCACTAATTGCTTTATTTATATCGTTTGCCATAAATTACCTTTCTATTCTATCTTCTAGGGTTTCTAGAGTTTTACCAAGCATTGCTATTTGAATTTTCAGTTCTGTCATAACTTCTGTATTTCTTTGAAGAGCCAGCGCGAAAGCTGCTTGACTTTCTTTATTAGAAGCTAATCTTTCCATAATAAATTGCTTATCATGAAGGTATGGAGATTGTGTCTCTATCATAACCAAAACCTCTGATTTAGTTGCCATATTTCTTCCTATTGCTACCCAAAAACCAACCATAGTAACAATTATACCAATACTGGTGGTTGCAATATTTTCCCAGAAATGAATAATGGTTTCAGACATATGAAGCCCTTTATGATATTTGTGGAAAGTTTTATTTCCATACATATAATACACCTATAAAAAAAGAACCAGAAAGATGATTCCTGGTTCTCTTATTATTGGTAGAATTTGATTAACTATTAGCCATTTTTAGCTGGATAGTTTTTTGCAACAGCAACGGGAGCGCCACTCTTGAATCTCATAGAGCCAGGAACGCTTCTGGTTGGACTAGCAGCGTTATCTGTGCCTGGATTTTCTGTAACTGGTGTTGGGTTAGTTGTAAACTTCCCAGTATAAAGACTAAAATAGCCAGCTCTAAAAGCAGTTGCAGTACCGGGTGATCTGTAGCTTTCTCTCTTGTTAATACTTCTCAATTGACCTGGAACATTGGCTGTAGTCGATAGAGCACTACTAGCAACTCCACCAAGTTCTGCGGTTACTTTAGCAGTAATCGGCTTAACATGATTGTGGGCGATAGTGCCTGCAGAAACGGCTTTATCTGTGTAATCTCCATTAATAACTGTTGAACCAAAAACACCAACATCTACTGATCCTAGTGGACGATTCTCTAAAATAGAAGATGCTGTTCCGATGCTTTTAGCAGTACCGTGATTGTTATTTGTAGAGCTACCACTCCAGTATGTGCCTGTTGAGGCTGCTCCACCTTGTTGAATTGTAGCCATTTGTAAAACTCCATGAAAATTAAGGAAAAGACAAGTATATACTTATTATTCGTATACACCTAAAAACAAAGAATTAGCTATTTATTAGCTGTAAACCGTTTAGGGAATTTATTCTTAGACCGTATAATTGGTTATTTTTAATCATTTTTAAGTGATTATTGTTCCAAAAATTACTATTGCAAATAATATTGATATTAGGCACTTTTTTATTAATTAAAGCAGATGCTATGATATTGTCACTAATATCGTCTAGGGAGTACCCGGTAGAAGGATAAATTATTTGAACATTAAAGTCATACAAAATTTGAGCTACTTTGTATAATAACTCATAAGAATATTGTCTATATTCTAAAACATATCTTAGTTCAACATTTACAGAAGAACATAGATTTGTTAACTGTTTAATATCATCTCTAAATTTATCATATTTTCTGTTACATAATAATTGAGCTGGACAAACTGCTTCAATTATATCAACATTATTTTTTAAACAAAAGTCAACAACAGATAGTCTAGATTTTATATCCAGTACCCCCAGAGGGTAATCAATCGGGCAAGAGACCTTCATAGTATTAGATACCATAGACTTTATAAGTTTAGAATATGGTGGTAATACAGATATTGTCTGTATATTGTGTTTAAGGGCTTCTGTTAAATTCTTTTGAATTTCTGTATCATTTGAAGCGATATCATAGTATGAATATTCTAATAGCATTATTTTTTAAGCGAGTCCATGTTGGGATATTTTTTGCTACCAAGGATACCATCAGCAAAACCATAATAGACTGCCTCTTCAGCAGTTAATATCCAATCGCATTTATTAGCAAGTTGTGAGACAATATGTTTTTTTGCCATCATTCTTTTCCAATTTTTCTCTTTAGCTATCGTACTATTCATACACCTATCAGTAAAAATATCAATCATCTTATCGCTCTCTTTTTCGTTCCATTGAATACCTGCCGCAGCCGCTTTACTGTGTTCTCCGTCTAAGCTAAATGACCCATAATGAATCATTACATTTGTATTTGGCATCAGTATTCTTAAATCGCCAGCTTGGAAAAGAAAACTACTGGAGGATTCTGCTTTAGCATATGCTAGGATAACAACTTTAGCTTTAGACGCTCGTATAGCATCATACATACCTAAACAGTCTTGCCAATCTCCTCCTGGTAAATGCATATGAACTAAAATTGTTTCTAAAGACATAAGGTTTAAGAATCTCAAATTTTTTTCAAACATTACAGCAGATCTATAGTCAACACCACCTTCTTCATTATCTGATATATATGAATGTAAATATATTTCTCTATTTTTAGCATCTATATTAGAAGAATGTAATGACTGTAATTCACTTTCGAGCTCATTGAATGATTTTGTTGCTGACATTATTATGATAGCTCCGAGTATACTCTCTTATTTATATCTCTCATTACAGAAGAATCATCAAAAGCTTTACCAATAGCAATTCGGAATCTATATCTAGTAAAAATATCTAGAGTTTCAACTCCATCAGTTTTTTCAATAATATCAGAAACTTTATGAGTTATATCAAAGTTTGTATGACCAATCCAAAAATTAAAAATCTTCCCACTCATAGTATTGTCTGTGACTGGAATAATTCCCATAGGAGTAGCAATAACTTTTACTCTTTGTGTTGTACTAATTATTTTTTTTTCTTGTTCTTTTTCATGATTGTCATTTTCAGAACTCTCGTCTAATTCGTCTTCTTCATAGTCCCCAAGATACGGGTCATGTTCAAATTCTTCTGCATCATCAGAACCAAATGGATCAAACCACTTTTGCCAGGATATAAGACTAGTCATATAGTTTATTCTTTTATTTAGATTCTTATTTTTTAGATATACCATGTAATACACCTATGGTATAGTAATAAGAAATTGGCCGACAAACAACTACTATTTAGAGTTAAAAACTGATCTTGGCCTAATTAACGGACCATTATCTAGTAATTTTTGCTCAAATTCTGTTTTGATTAGATCATAATAAGATAAAACATTATCATAAAATAATTGTTCTTTGTCATTATTTGTATTTTTAGCCTTATCACGAATTATAGTCAATACTTTGGGTTCCATTAGACCGCTAATAGCATAAATTAAAAGTTCAGCAAATTTTTCTGCTTCTGTAGAAATTTCAATAATAGATAAATTATCGATCCTTGGATGTAAAAATATTACATCAACTATATCATTTGGATATAGACTAACGCTCAGACTATGTATATCTTCTGTCTTATTCTCTTCTTGATTTTTTATATCAGTAGAGGGGCTTTGTTTTTTACTGAGACAATAATGAAAGAGTTTTTGTAGCATTTTGTGGTAGTATGTCAGTGTTAATATCTATTGTTCTAGTTACGCTATCAATTGTATCAGTTTCGTAGTTAACAAAACACATATAATAAATATCTAGTTTAGAAGTTATAACAATATCTATTAATTTAGGATTTATACTAGAGGGTTCTTTAAGATGTCTATTCAATAGCATTAATATGAGCTCGTGAATATCTTGATCTGGTTCTATCTCAGTAGAAGGTAGACGTAGATCATAGTCTAACAACGACAATATCTCATATCTATTCTTAGAAGGAATAAAAATTGGTATGATTAAATTAAGTTGTGCATTTATCATAAGATCGAATAATATCCAGTGCTCGTTTAATGTTTTGTCTAATAGCTTCTCTAGAAACCCCGAACTTTTTACCAATATATGATAAAGTATGATTTTGTAGATAATACATCTTGATTTGTATTTTCTGTTTTTCAGAAAGAATACTATTATTAAGCAGTTGATCGATGCTTGATGTTAGTTGGTTAGACTCTTCTTTGTTTATTAAAATATCTACAGGATCCATAGCCTTCTCATCTGCTATAGAAGAATAGAACGATGAGTCAGCACCTTCTTCACTAAAGTTAAGACTAATACTAGTATTAATCTGTTTTTTGTATTTATTAGTTACATACGTCTTGATTGCCCATATGGCACATTGATTACGGTATGAATAAAGTGTCTTTTTTTGACCACTCTTTCCTGGTCTGTCCGGATCAAATCTCCAGTCAGCATACATAATGGCTGTCGCAACATCAGACACAGCATCAGTATTTTTCAACATTTCTGCTGAAAGCCCATTATAAAATCTGGGTCCAAATTTTACTATCGTTTTCTTTGCTAAGTTTATATAGGAATCCAAACTGTCGTACGTTCTGTCCATTAAAAGTCCTTTTATGTAATTGAAAGTGTCTTACTTAGTTAATTTTTTCCACTGATCAGGATCTGGTCTGTCTTTATCTCCTCTTTTTGCTGGCTTGTAATTCTTGCCTTCTCGTTCCTTTTTCTTTCGGATATTATCCCAAAGTCCGGGCTTATTCCCAGCAAAAGAGTTATCGTCATCTGATGGTACATACTTTACAAAATCATGAATGGTTCGCATGTAGTCCTCAGTTATGGCGATTTTACCCTGTAGCCAGCTCTCTGTCAAGTTTTCTTTAACTGATGGATCATCCATAGCATCAAGTATATTTTGAGCATGTTGAATAATTGCCCTGAGAGAACCAATATTCATCTCTAAGAACTCGTTTTTATATTCGCTTAATTCTGCTTGTGTTGAATCAGTTTCTTGATTCTCTAATGCTGCCTGAACATTGTTTAATAAATCGTATATTCTATCCATTGTTAAACCTTTATCTAATATTGGTTATGCTTGTAAAGTTAGGAAATTGTCGATACCCATTTGTTCAATAAGCTTTAAGTAGCCTTCATATAGTTCTATACCGTCTTCACTACCTTGTAGTAAAGGAATCATTATATTAGCTGTTAGCTCGTCGCCTACTGCTCTGGCTGCAAGAATAGTTGCTCTCTCTGTCTCTGCAGCTTCTCTTACAGACGCTAAATTATAGTTGATAATAGCCATCATGTCATGCCGTGTCCATGATGGAGGAGATACTACTAATGGTTGATAATCTTGATCAAAAAATTCTAATCTTGTTAGATTAATTATTGAGTGTTGATGTTCTTCTAATGCGTCTGCTTTGATAATAGCAGCAAGTTTTTTGTAACCCCATCTTTCAAGATGAACAGCCTGAGCACTTAATGATGTTGTTTGTTGCCAGTGTATATTCAAGGATTTTTTAAGTAATACAACTACACTATTTTCAGTTTCAGATACAATATTTTCTATTGTTTCATCAACCTGATTAACTTCATTAGTTTCGTTAGCTTGAACTTCCTCCACTTGATTTTCCTTTATTTCAGCATTTTTGTTTAATAGTTCATCTATTGTTTTGGTCATAATTAAATCCATATTTGTTATATTACCACGCCTTACAACTCCAATACCTACTTTTCCACTTGGGACCAGGATTTTCGCAATTATGTCTTGCACGAAAATTTTTCCTTCGTGAAGGAATGTTTTTTTTAATTTTCATGTTAGGATCACCGAACCTAACAATAACAACTTTGCCACTACCATTCTTTACATAAACTGCAGATTTTTTAGGACCATCTGGAGTTCTGAATGGTTTATTTAAAGTAACTTTACGACCTTGATACTCTGAAGAGATAGCAGATAGATCAAATTCTTCTGTAAGCTCATCAATATCTATATAATCATCGACTTCTGGCGTAACAAGATTTGCTGTTGTTAATTCTTCACCATCTTTATCTAAATCTAGATCTTCAGCTTCTTCGGATTCAGAATGGTCTATGATCTCACATACTTGTTGTATTAGAGAAGATTTTGTTTGACCAAGACAGACAACGATTCTTTGTTTTGAATCTGGGTATTCTTTTTGCATTTTTTCATCACCCATACATCTTGCAACAAAGTCATTAGATTTTTCACCAGGATTAGGATTGGGTATTGGCATAATATTAACCTATTTATTCATGTAACTGAGTATCTTTTGTGCTGTATTTGTCCACGATAACTGATTAGCAGTATTTACACCAGGAAGATTATTATTAATCCTATTATTGACCACATATCGCATATGGTCGATCAAAGTGTCTTTTTCAGATTGGTCTATTTTTGCCCAATTACCTTGACCCATAAAAGCTTTACCATCGTAGGCTTTTTCTGTAGCTGATATATCTACTAGGTATGAGTTATCTTTATTACAAAACTCTGTATGTGCTGAATAATTAGTAGTTATAACAGGTTTATTCATAGCCATACACTCTAATAGCTCCATGTTCCACCCTTCTGCTCTAGAAGGGAAAATACCACAGTTAGCTTTTGATATTAGTTCTGCAATCTCAGAATGTTGAGCAAACCCCGAAAATAATTTAACTCTACTATCATTTTGGTACATATTTTTCCACTGTTCAATTTCAGTAGGAGAAGAATATCCATTAGTTGTTTCTGAAGCTAAAACCCAAAGCTCTACATCTGGATTATCTGGAAAAGCCTTAGAAAATAATTCCAGTAAAATATCATGACCTTTTCTAATTTCCCACTTACCTATATTAATAAATACATATTTATTGTCAGAAGGTTGAGAATACTTAGATTTATCAAATATTGATAAGTCAACACCAAGAGGAGCAACATGAACTGGTGTCGCAACATATTTAGACACTACGTCAGCAGCCCATTGACTAGTAGTAAAAATACCATCTGGAGTTGTTAAACTATTAATTTCTATGTCACTAAAAGTATCTAACTCAAAAAAGGGGAAAGCAAAATATCGGCCTCTACCTACACGTTCCAGCAAATCAAACTGATGCCATATTTTAAGATAGAGAGCATTAACATCGCATAAATATCTTTGCTTAATTATTTTTGAAACAAAAGCATGATCTTCTTGTGTTTCTACAGAAGGTTGTCCTATTGGAAAGTAGGAGATGGTATTATTTAAAGCGTGTAAAGCTTTGATTATGTTGTACGAAGCTATACCATATCCGGTACTATTAATTGGCGATGATACATTGATGTTCATTTTTCAAATATCCTATTATGAGTATTATTAACTTGTATAAATGTTGTTTTTTTTCCAAAGTCTTTGATTTTAGAAGAACCAATATAAGTGCACGAACTTCTAAGACCTCCTAATATATCTAGGATAGTATTTTCTGTCGTGCCTTTATATGGAATAATAACAGATTTTCCTTCACTGGTTCTATAGTTAGCAACGCCATTATTATATTTGTCCATAGCGTCTTTTGAACTCATTCCATAGAATTTAAGACTAACTTTTCTTTTTTCTGTTTCATACCCAGGATTGAATGGTTGCCAAAATTCTCCAGCCATGCCAGCTTTTGCACATTTATATTCATATACCCATTCTCCCTCACAGCAATCTGTACCAGCTAACATACTACCAAGCATTACAAAATCAGTATTTCCACCAAAAGCTTTACAAATATCTGCAACTATTTTACAGCCGCCATCACTACAAATATGACCACCTACTCCATGAGCAGCATCAGCACATTCCATTACAGCAGATAGCTGGGGGTATCCTACACCAGTTTTTAATCTTGTAGTACAAACAGACCCAGAACCTATACCAACCTTAACTATATCAACCATCCCATGCATTAATAGCTCTTCTGTCATTTCCGGAGTAACAACATTTCCGGCCATAATTACAATTTCTGGATACATATCTCTTATATATTTAACCGCTTTTACAAACTTGTCACTGTATCCGTTAGCAACATCTACACATACATTGGGTAAATATAGATTTTTAAGCTTTAGTTGCTCAAAAGTTTCTTTGAATTTTTCTAGATCTGGCTTATTAATTCCTGTTGAATAAAATACCAGCTGTGGATTTTGCAAATTTGTGAAGTAACTAATAATATCATTAACAGAATAATGTTTATGTAAACATGTTATAGCATTGAATTGAGTCAGAACTTTTGCCATATTCATTGTTCCAGTTGTGTCCATATTGGCAGCAATGATAGGAGTACAAGATAAAGATCTTGTAGAATATAGAAATTTAAAATCTCGTTGTAGAGAAACTTCTGATCTACTGCCAAGTCTTGATCTTTTGGGTTTGATTAACACATCATCAAAATCTAGTTTTAGTTCGTTGATAATTTTTTGCATATTATGTTTTCTTTAGATACTCATCAGTGTCGTAACACTTCCATGTTTTATGACTTTCAAAACCACTTTCGCTAACACAAATTTTTGGTCCTGTTAAAAAACCTCGACCTTTAAAATGATATAATGCTGCCAAGATTGCTGATATAGGATCATTACAATCAATAATGTATTTTATTTGACCAGACTTTACATAATATTTGGGCATGTTATACCGAGAAAAAATACCATCTTTTATGAGTATCTATATTTTCTGATGTGTGGATATGTGACAGATAGCTTTTGATATCATCCCAAGAAGAAAAAATAGTTTGATGGGGCACTGTTCCAAATAACCAGTCTGGTGCATTTATCTTACCCTGTTCCATATGAATTATGATAGGTTTTTTCTGACGATTAGCCCAAAAAATTTCTTCATAGGTTCCACACGGATGGATATCTAGATTAAGATTTACAACCAAAAAATCACTAATATCTACAAGTCTTAGATCTACCCTTCTAATAACTTTCATCATTTCTGAAAGCTCATCATATCTTTCTGTTCTCTTTAGCTTAGTTTTAACTGCGTGAGAGTCGCTATCTTCCATGCCTGTATTTGTTGGCTTGGTAATAGGATTAAAGACTATGGAACCCATTTCTTCAAGAAATGGAGTAATATTATCTCTCCAAGTAGCTCCACGATCAGCCACTCTATCCATAGCCCCGGCTAAATAAACTCTTTGATTCTTCAATCTATTCATATTTAAAATTAGTAACGATCAGTAAATAAAAAGGTAAATAAGTTTCTTGATGAATATAGTTTACTACAACTAGATCTATCTTGAATTTTGTATTGAGCATCAATGAAACCGAATACAATAGAAACAAACAAAAAGAACAATATAATTTCAATCATGGTTTTAAATATCCAATATAGTTTCGTCTCATTCTGTTAACCTCGTCAACCATCTCTTGCAAGTGTTCTGGATCAGTAGACCTACCCGTTGGGTTGTGGTAATACAAACCGACTGGATGGTTGATCATTTCTATTCTAGCACCTCCGACGGCGCAACGCAACCAAAAATCTCCATCTGCAGCTGTTTTATAGTTTTCATCAAAATATCCGAATCTATCATGTAAATTACGTCTCCATAATGGCATACAATGAGGAGAATTATTTCTTAATAGATTCTCAAACGAATGAGGAAGACAGGGGTAAATTTGATTATATGTATTGTCTTCATATCTCTCATTTGCTTCTGTGGAAACATAAGTAATCCCGTATGCTATGTCTAATAAAGAATTCCTGTCAAATGCTTTAAGTAAAATATCTATACTGTCAGTATTTTTGCGATCATCAATATTCCAGTTTCCTATTATAGACGACGAACATAGACCAATAGCAATGTTCCATGCAGCATATAATCCTGGATCTTTTTCTAGTTGGTAGTATTTTACATTTTTGAACTTTTGTGTAATAGGCAGTATCTGATTTTTTTCATTATCTGGTGAGTTGCAGTCTAAAAAAATAAATTCAATATTATCAAATACAGACTGTCGTAGCATATCATTGAGATATCCCTCAATAAATTTTTCACCTTTATAAAACGAACAAAATATTGAACATTTAAACATATATTAGTTCTGTTTGAGGAAGTGTATGATCTTGTCGCAGATAAAACTAATTTGACTTTCGCTAAGGGTAGGATATGATGGCATTATTAAACATTGGTTTTGTAACATTTTTGAGTTGTCATTAGATATGCATCTGGTAGACTTTAGATATTCGTGTTGATGTATATCGTAAAACATTGGCCTTGTATCTATTCCCGCTTCATACAAATATAATTCGAGTGATTTTTTCTTTTCTAAATCAAAATCTACAAATCTCATTCCAAACATCCAATTAGAATGAGAGGTGTCAGGATCTGTATTCTGGAAAGATATGTTAGATCTGTTTAAGATAGATTTATATTGCTTAAAAATGTTCTTTTTTTGTTTTACAATCCAGTCTAAGTCGTTTAATTGGCCATATAATATAGCGGCTTGTATATTTGTCATTCTATAATTATAACCAATATAGTCGTGAATGAATTTTTTATGGGATTGTCCTTGATTTTTTACTGTATTAATATAAGAGAAAAGTTCATCATCAGAAGTTATAAAAGCACCACCTTCTCCGCATGTTATTGTTTTATTACCAAAAAAAGATACTGACGAAGCAAAACATTCCGATCCGGATGGTTTGTCTCCATATGATCCCAAGAAGCCTTCGCAATTATCTTCTATAAAAACAGTATTTGGGAATTTTTGTTGTAGTTTTGGAACATTGATAATATTTCCAATATTATGTACTATCAACACTGCAGTTTCTTCATCTAAATACTCTTCCAGATAAGAGTCCTCAAAATTCCAAGTACTTAAATTGGCATCTATCGCTATTAGTTCGTATTTTTGAGTATATAAAAAAGCATTCCATGCCGCTACATATACATTATTTGGAACAATAATCTTTTTTATAGACGGATATTTATACTGTAATGCCAGAGCTAATAGGTGAGTTGCTGTAGTTCCATTATTTGTTAGTATTATTTTATGATTATTGTATTGGGCTTTTGATTTTAATAGATTTTTTGTTAAATCTAGGTATTCTCCTTGAGATGATATCCATCCACTATCTAGTGCTTTATGGGCGTGTTCTAGATTGTTTTTAGTCAGATATGGTTGATATATGGGTATCATTTTATTTTTTGGATATGAGCTAGTCCCGTACTATCAGGTATAACATTTATTAGTTTAAAGTTAGTGTTGTTAGTATCCTGTAAATATCTTTGAATAAAGTTACCCCTACCTTCTGGAACACTCCAGTCATGTAGTAATAGATTACAGCCTATTTTGATCTTGTCTTCTAAAAATTTAAAAGACTGTACGTTTTCTGACACATTGTAATTTTGTATATATGCACTAATATTAAGCTTATGTAATCCGTTTGGTAGTTCATCTCCTCCATCTAGCAAAATTAAGTCAACAGAATTCAAAAATTCATAGGATAAATTTTTTAATCCGTCAATAAAAGAAGTATTATAAAGTTTGATATTATTGGTATAACTACTATTATCGTAAAAACGTTTAGCCACCTCGTAGAAGCTATGGTTTTCCTCAAAAGTATATAATATTCCTCCTGTTTCAGATAAACCTTTGACAAGACTTAGTGTGCTACCACCACCGTACCAAGTTCCTGATTCGATAGCCTGCTTACTGTTAGTGTTTTTAACAGTATTGTATATGTATTCTTTTTCCTTTATTGACATTTGTCCTAGCGGGATTGTGTTCATGATATTTTTTAATATGTTTTATAACTTCTCTGTAAAAATTTACCATTATCTAATTCTTCTCCATTTATCTTAGCATTAATAATTTCAATAATTTTTTGATCTACTTCATTAATTAGTTGATTTCTTTGAACATTTAAATCGCATGCTTTTTTTAAGCACTCCCATAATTCCATAGCTCCGCCTTCTGTCTCAAAGTATTTAGATTTATATTCATCAAAGGTCATACGTCTAATATTATATAGTAATTCTTGATTATTCCACATTTTTAAATCGACAGTAGTCAATTTATCCACAAGACTTCCTAGCGTGTCTGACATTAGTTATCTCCTTATCATATTTCTAAGTATCCAACAAAAGTTGAGTCTGATTGTGATTCTAGCACATATCCTAATTTATTGTATAAGTTAATAGCTTTTATATTGTCTTTATATACAGTTAGTCTAATTTTGGAAACACCTCGTTCTTTGGCTCTAGAATGTAAAAACAACATCATTTTTTTGCCAAAACCAAATTTTCTGTAATTAGGAGATACCGCTATTCCTATGCTTGGTATAGTAAATCCTTCATCCCATCCTCGCAATATACCATAGGATACAATTTGTTCATCTTGACACATAATCCAGTATTCGTCTAGGCTATTGCTTGATATAATTTTTTTAATGGTATTTATATCAAACGCATGAGGATGGAATATATTCTCTTCTTGATTATCTGTAAGGTCTTTCAAAAAATCTAAGAATAAAAACAAATATTTATCATTGAGTTTACAGAAGTTGTTTTTTATATCATTATCCATGATTTATGTGGTTTTTTCATAACACTTATATGGTCAGGGTATCTTTTTATGTATCTGTGATTAAGTAAAGGAATATTTCCTGTATCAATCGAGTCTACTAAACAAATAAAAGAAGAATCAATACAATGTATTTCTTTAGCATGCTGTATAGTGTATATCCAATCAAAAAACTTCCCGTGAGTTGGTGAGATCAAGGGAAGATTATGGCGGATAATATATGGAGATTTAACTATACTATGGTCGTGAACAAATATGTATTCATTTTCTTTAATATTCAACGAATCAAACAATTGTTTTTCATCAGCTAAGTTTCTATTGATATAAAATTTTTGGTACTCATATTCAATGGGGACATTTGCCATTTTATAAAATTGAGCAATAAAATTTTCTCTTGTATGAAGCTGAAATCCAATATACAGAACGTTTTTAAGTTGATTCTTTTTTATAAAGTTTTGAACATATTCATCATCACCAACTATCAATTCTAGGTTATTTATATCATTATACATGTACTGTACATTATCTTTATTGTGGGGTTTAACAAATAAAGAAACCTTGTCATTATTTTCGCAATAGTGTCTAACTATTCCATGACAGGATATGTGATCTCCAAGACCAAGATGGTGATAAATAAACATAAGTATTTAAATATTGAAAGAATTTAAGTATTCAAACTGATCTTTGGTTTTTATGTAATGAAATGAAATATGTTCATGGGGTTTCTGAATACCATAAAATTCTGGTGGTTGAGAGTACACTCCTGGTAAATTTTCATTAATAATACCAGCCTGTCTACCTATAAGTCCTATAGCAACATCGGAGTATACTAAACTATTTAGCTCACCTATAGTATATTGATTATGAGCACACAAAGATTTAAGAGAAACCTTATTAAACAAAATTCCTCCACCTCCAAGAACATAGAATAAGTTTCTATCATTTGGCCAAGTATTGCTTACTTGTCCATATATTCTATTATCATATTTGTTTAATGTTTCTATGATAGAATCTAAATTATTTACATAAACGAAAACATCGTCACCAATAAAGAAAAACCAATCAAACCTATTTATATGATTATCTAAAGCATAATACATAGCATAAAAATTTTTATACATACTAGACAGGTAGTCGTCTCTGTCTGTGCAGCAGATGTAGTTGGGCCTGTTATCTATTCTGTCTGTAATATGAAATATGTTTTGATTTTTTGCCCAAGTGTCATCTATTAGACGACATCTATCTAGGTGTTTATGTGTTGTAAAAGTATAGAATCCACAATTAGTTAATATTTTCATATTAAAAACTTATAGAATTCTGGGTGTCGAACGTTGTGTTCGTCATAAACGTCTCCAACAAATTCAGTGTCTTCTCTTATGGTAGGAAAAGGTTTTTTGTCAAAAAACTCGTCGTGAACAACTTTGTCGTCACCTATCAATGGGTAAAGTTTGTTTCCTAAAAATTCATAATCAGTGCCATATTTATCTGTGGCAGTGTAGTTTTTAAGAAGTTCTTCAATATTGTATTTGTTGTTTTTTCTATACCCCCACATGCCACCCAATATAGGATATCCATGATGAGGATGATCTCTCATTATGTGAATAGTTTTATTTTGTTTTAACCAATAGTCAACAGCATATTTTTCTCTCATATTAAGACGACTATCAGTATCTCTGAATATACAAACATCAAACCGAGGATCAAAACAAGTTTGAAATCTCCAGAATAGATTAGACCATGAGTCTGATCCGTTCATTGTTTTTATAATCACATGATCAAATTTTTCTAGTTCTATTTTTGTTTGTTCTGGAACAGATGAGTCGCTTATGAAGAATACGCATTTCCATTCTGGATATATTGTTAAAGCTAATTCTGCGTTTTTAATAGCTCCAGCATTATATTTGGGATTATTTCCCCATAAGCTAAAAGCAATACATTTATTAGTCATTTAACTTATTATTTGTTTTAGGAGGATAGTTATACACAATAACGTCGAACTGCCCCCAAATATCGTCAATCAAATCAGAAACGAACTGCCAATTACCACCAGCTAGTCCGCTACCAAATTTAGGACAATGTATTTCTATCTTTTCGCTTTTATTAGAGAATCCCGTATTTGATTTAATATATTGGGACAAAGTATTCATCGACTTAACTAATGCCAAATAGTTTAAAGGCCTAATATTATTAGTTCCTTTAACTCCATTTTGAGCTATCATATTAACGAAAAATAGTTTATGCTTAAACTTATTGTCTTCATAGACTTTTAGTACTTGGCTATATCCAAAGTTGTTACGCAAAAAGTGTTTGCCCAATAAGTGATAGTCTTGTTTAACTGAAGGATATTTTTCAGCTAACTGAGCGGCAAATCCAGCACCGAATAGATCTATGTTATTGCACACATGAGGAACAAATACCGTAGATCCATTGTTACCGGAACTTACTCTTTCTCTGATAGATTCAAAAAGATTTTGATTAGAAAATCTGTAGTTGGGTAATAGTTTATTTATTTTTATTGACATTTGATTACCTTTGAATTTTTGGCCATTTGCCAATAGGACATTCTTGATCAGCCCATGCTAATTTATTTAAGAATCTCTTCTTCTTGCTCAAATAACATCCACACACATTGCATTGCTCTTTACTTGCGTTGAATTCTTGACATGTTTCACATATCTGGTATCTATCCAGTATTTCTTTTTGTGTGGACTTTGGAAATCCACCATAAATATGAAACCATAAGGACTTAATGAAGATCTGTAGTCTGATTAGGAACATCCTTCTTCCTTTCTTTAATGGCAACAATATTTGAATCTTTGTCTACTGTAAAAAGATCAATTTGTTCTATGATAAGATCAGGCAACATCCATTTTGTTGTTCCATCAAGAAGAGAAACACATAAACGAGAGCCATTTTTCTTGTAGTCTGTGGTGACCACATATTGGCATCCATTGTGCTGATAGCAATCACCAATTAATAATTCTTCTAAGTATTTCATATTAATTAATGATTGTAGTATCTATCCCAGTCTTCCCATTCTTCGTCTTGAAGATCTTCTTTGTGTTTTTTAATCTGTTTATTTATATCTTTAGGAGAAAAATCAATATCGTCGTAACGTGGTTTGTTACGCTTATTTTTGATTTTGTCTCTTCTGTCGAGTTTTCGGTCTTTTTCTGGAAATTCGTTGTTTGGTTTCATGGAAGTTGTAATTGCCAAAAGTATCTTCTGTATACTAACTCATAAATTCTCTGTGTCAACTTTTTTTTAATGGCCAATCCACCCTTGACAGCATATCGAATTCGGATTAGTATTATGCAGGTCGGTGGATATAATATATACTCTTACTACTTATCCCGGAGTTCTCAATTGATATACACTCTGGTTGACCTAGCGCTACTTGCACCAGCCACATTTACTGATCTAATAGAAATATCATAATTTTTACCTCTCGTTATTGCGTAGCCGCTATTCCCATAGATAGTATAGTATAAATTTGCATGAGGAGACGAATAATTATCCCATCCTATTGGGGTGGATCCTTGGTCTTTAGCACCAGCACCAACAAATATTTGACCAGTAATAGAAGGGTCCTCTACTTGTGTAAAATTAATCAAGTATTGATAAACACCAGTTGTAAACATGTTAGGCCATTGCAGATTCACTATTGTTCCAACAGAATTTGGAAAATTAGATGATGCAATTAATGATGGTGGGGCGGATGGTAACTCTGCATACTCGGCATAGAATTGCAATTCATTTCCGTCGCCTCTTGAATTGTTTGGAATAATGCGAATTCTATAAGGATTACCAATTGTGGATGTGGGAATAATACATTTCCATTTTGAAATACTATAATCAAAACCTATATTAGTAGTAGTTAATGTTGGAATACTAGATTGCCACCAGTCTCCATTTGTTGCCAATTGATATTCACAACGGTAAGATACCGGAGCAACATTTTCTCCATAATAGTCTGGCGGAGCTGTCCATAAAACAGTCAGAGAATTTGAGTTTCTATTAACTGAAACATTCTTAGCATTAATAAGAAATCTATACCTACCAAGGTAGTAAGAATATCCAAATTCAAATGCATTTTGCACATTGGTTGCTAAATAATTATACAGATTAAGATTAACTATTGAATTATTATCATTATTAACCGAACCAGGTCTCCCAGCAAAACTATACGGGACTATAGTAACAGGCGTACAATAAGGACCAACGTTTCCGTTACTATAAACTGGAGCGATTGATATTGAATACGTTACTCCGCCTTTAAGCATTCTAACTCTATATCCATATGATGTTATTGCTTGTAAAACTCCATATTGATTAGCATATGGGTATGGAGGAGGATTAGAATCCCAATATGAAAGACCATTAATTACCCTGTATGAATTGTTGTTATCCCAATTTATGATATATTCTTGTTTAGATGGATCTGGTTGAATAATATTATTGACTTCTGAAGCGGTAGAACCGTAAGCTCCTCTTGGATCTATTGGTCCTCCTGCTATTTTTATTTTCCAAGAAAGAGGATATCCTATTTTAACAATACCTGATGACCAAGATATGTCTATTTCGGCGCTATTATATCGCGTATCAGTAACAGATAAACTGCCTAATACTAACCTAACGGACAAATTCGATGCTCTTTGAGCTAGCGTTTCAGTTGGGGTTACTGTTGGTGTTGGTGTTGTTGTTGGGGTTAATGTTCTTGTTCTTGTTGGGGTAGCTGTTGGAGTTAATGTTCTTGTTATTGTTAGAGTAATTGTTGGGGTGGTTGTTGGGGTTGTGGTTATTGTTGGAGTTATTGTTGGAGTAGAAGTTTTTGTTATCGTTGGAGTCAGTGATCTAGTTGGTGTTTGTGTGGCTGTTATGGTTGGTGTTGTTGACGATGTTATTGTTGGTGATGGCGTCGGAGTTGGAGTTCTGCTAGCGTCTGGTGTTGGAGTAATTGTTGGAGTTCTTGTTGGGGTTACTGTTTTGGTTGAACTGATGGTAATTGTTGGAGTAACAGATGGTGTAATTGTTGGCGTTTTAGTTGCCGTAATTGATGGAGTAGTAGTTGGAGTATTTGTTCTTGTTGGTGATACCGACGATGTTATTGATGGCGTAACTGTTGATGTTGCAGTTATTGTTGGTGTTACCGTTGATGTTGGGGTGACACTTGAGGTTATGGTAAGAGTAGGCGTTACTGTAATGGTCGGAGTAGTAGTTGGCGTTGGAGTTATAGAGGACGTTACTGTTGGTGTAACGGTTGGTGTTGCTGTTATAGTCGCTGTTGGAGTTGGTGTTTCACTTCCGGTAATTGTTATGGTTGGAGTCAACGAAGACGTTGGAGTAATTGACGGCGTTTGTGTTTGCGTGGCTGTAATTGTTGGTGTTTGACTTGGAGTACTTGTAATCGTACTTGTTACAGTAGGAGTTATAGTACAAGTTGGTGTTGGTGTTGTTGTACAGGTACTGGTTGCTGTTGGCGTTATTGTCGATGTTGGTGTGCTAGTATTAGTTAAAGTTATGGTTTGGGTGGGTGTTTGAGTTGGTGTCGATGTTTTTGTTGGTGTTAGTGTTGGTGTTGTGCTAGCACCCGGAGTGGGGGTCCTTGTGGGTGTAGCTGTTCTAGTAGGTGTTTTACTCCTGGTAATTGTTATTGAAGGAGTTATAGAGGAAGTTACAGTACTAGTTGGAGTTACACTAGGAGTAGTTGTAATTGTTGAAGTTATGCTAGGAGTAATAGTGGGAGTGGCCGTTATTGATGACGTAATAGTAATGGTGGGAGTAATAGTGGGAGTAATAGTGATTGTTGTAGTTGGAGTTGGGCTGCGTGTTGGGGTTTTTGTAGGGGTTTTAGTAGGTGTAGGAGTTCTACCTGTACGTGTTGGTGTTCTTGTCGTAGTTATCGTTGGAGTTATTGTTTGGGTTTTGGTTGGGGTTCTTGTTGGAGTTGGAGTTTTTGTTGGAGTTCTGGAGGGACCAAGACCAACATCACTCAATGCCTTTTCACAATTATTACAGTCGTTTGGTGACATAGTCATAATAAATTCGATTCTTTATGATATTAAACTAGATTAGCCATATTTATAATACTAAATTTTCTAATACTTAAGTATTACACTATAATTGCAATAATCTAAGAACAAAGACTGCTTTAAACCTTGACTTCAACAACACCAAGAATATAATCTTATTAGTGTAGCGCAAGACTTTTAAATGACAAGTTTTTTATAATGAAATCAACCATAGTTACCGGCATATGGGATTTGGGTAGAGATTCTCTGTCTGATGGCTGGAGCAGATCATTTGATCATTATAAAGAAAAATTTGCTGTATTACTTGATTCTTTACAAAATATTCCAACTATAGTTTTTATAGACAAAAAACATGAAGATATAGTATGGAATCATCGTAATAAAGAAAATACAGTAGTATACCACCATACTGCTAATGATTTTGATAATAATTTTTTCCCTTTCAGAGATAAGGTAGAAAAAATAAGAACTAGCGAGCAGTGGTTATGTCAAGCAGGATGGCTCAGAGAAAGCACTCAGGCCAAATTATCTCTCTACAACCCAATGGTTATGAGTAAGATGTTCCTACTGCACAATGCCAAGGTATTTAATCCATTTAATACTGAATATATGTACTGGCTTGATGGTGGAATATCTAATACTGTTCACCCAGGATACTTTAGCCACGACAAAGTCTTAGAAAAAATACAAGATATCACTAAAAAATTTCTATTTGTTTGTTTTCCTTATGAAACAGAATCAGAGATTCATGGATTCGATATAAAGAAGATGAAAGAATATGCTAAATCAGAAGAGGTTAGTAGGGTTGCTAGAGGAGGATTTTTTGGTGGACATATTGACTATATAGCTGAGGCTAATAATCTATATTATAGTCTATTAAGTGATTCTCTTAATAATGGTCTTATGGGTACTGAAGAAAGTATATTTACCCTAATGACATACTTGCAACCAGAAACCTACCAGCATGAAATGATTAATCATGATGGTTTGTTGTCTACATTCTTCGAAAAAGTTAAAAATAATCAAACTATTATAGAAGAAACCGTAAAAAATAATCCTAGAAAAAAACATTCAAACAACGAAACAATATTATACATTAATGCTTTTAATTCTCCAGAACAATTACAAATGGTCTTGGATAGTTTTGAACTACATGATAACTCATTTATTACTCAAACAAAAAAGATTCTAATAAACAATAGCACAAAAGAAGATCTCTTCAGTAAGTATGATGCCATTTGCGAAAAATACGGATTTTCAGAGCAGATTAAAAAAGGAAATTTAGGAGTTTGTCGAGCTAGACAATTTGCTGCTGAACATTTTGCAGACCTTGGTTCTAAATACATGATCTTTTTTGAGGATGACATGTTGTTAGATTATTCTATATCTAATTGTAATTTTGGTTTTAAAAAATCGACACCTAATTTATTAAGTAGTCTTATTCGTATAATGGACAATGAAGAGTATGATTTTTTGAAATTTAGCTTTAGCGAATTTTATGGACATAACGGAGAACAGTGGAGTTGGCATAATGTTCCTTCAGAATTACGGGTAAAATATTTTGGAGACGCAAAGAAAAAACCTCTCACCAAGTTTTCTTGCATAAAATCTTATAATGGCATACCTTATGCAGAAGGGGAGATTTACTATTCAAATTGGCCCCATATAATAGATCAGGAAGGCAACCAAAAACTATTCTTAGATACTACATGGTCAAATCCTTTTGAACAAACGTGGATGAGTCACATATATACTCTAACAATTAACAATAAAGTTAAACCGGCAATATTATTAGCTAGTCCAATAACACATAATAGGGTTCATTTTTATGAAGCGAACGAACGCAAAGAAAACTAAAGCCAAGACTCAAACAACTAAAAAGAGTAATAAAGTAGAGACTATTTTTATTCAGATAGCTTCATATCGAGATCCTCAACTCCTTCCAACCTTAAGAGATTTGTTTAGTAAAGCAAAAAATCCAAGCAATATCACCGTTGGAATATGCTGGCAACATTCTCCAGAGGATACATGGGACGTACTAGCGGAGTTTGAGAACGATCCAAGAATAAAAGCTATAGACATAGACTATAAAGATAGTCAAGGTGTTTGCTGGGCCAGAAATTTGGTTCAGTCTCTATATGATGGAGAAACATATACTCTACAACTAGATAGTCACCACAGATTCGTTCAAGACTGGGATGAAATTCTAATAGATATGCTAAAAGGTTTACAAAAAGATGGATACAATAAACCGTTAATAACAGCATATATACCCAGCTTCGATCCAGACAATGATCCCGCATCTAGAGTTCAAGAGCCTTGGAAAATGAATTTTGACAGATTCATTCCTGAAGGAGCAGTTTTCTTTTTACCTGCCTCTTTTGATTCTTGGGACGATAAAACCAAACCTCTTCCAGGCAGATTTTATAGTGCTCATTTCGCTTTTAGTGTAGGAGCATTTTGTAAGGAGGTTCCTCACGATCCTCAGTATTATTTTCATGGTGAAGAAATTAGTATTGCCGCTAGAGCATATACTCATGGGTACGATATATTCCATCCTCATAAGGTTGTCTGTTGGCATGAATATACCAGGAAAGGAAGAACCAAGCAGTGGGATGATGATAAAAAATGGGGTGACAGGAATAATATCTGTCACCTAAGAAACAGAAAATTGTTTGAAATGGATGGAGAAAAAAGAGATATAGATTTTGGCCAATATGGTTTTGGCACAGTAAGATCTTTGAGAGATTATGAAAAATATAGTGGATTATCATTTGGTAAAAGAGCTATACAAAAAAGAGTACAGGATCATCAAGCACCACCAGATCCAGAAACGTCCTATCTAACCGATGAAGATTTTGATAAAAAACTGTTAAGAATATTCAAACACTGCATAGATATTCAATATGGTCAAGTACCAGAAAATGATTATGATTTTTGGGCTGTTGCTTTTAAAGACAAAGAAGGCCAAGATATATACAGGCAGGACGCAGATAAAGATGAAATATTACGTATTAAAAATGATCCAGATGGATATTGTAAGGTGTGGAGAGAGTTTCAAACAGAAGTTAGCCCAACAAGCTGGTTGATTTGGCCTCATAGCTTATCAAAAGGATGGGCAGAACCGATTATAGGATATCTGTAAAAACATTTTATGCAAATATTCTCAAATATTAGTGCTATTGGAGATTCTCATGTTGGTGCTTTTTCACCATACTGTAGATTGTGTACTCTTGGTCCAGTTACCATGTATTCGTTGACAACAGATAAGCTTAATGAATATATTGTTTATTTACTTGAACGAAAAGAAATAGATATTAATGGCTGGTGGATTTTTTGTACCGGTGAAATAGATATAAGATGCTTATTGTACAAACAAATAAATGAGTACGGCAGAAAAGAGGACGAGACTATAGAAACATTAGTAGATAATTATATCTCTAGTCTATATAAGCTGAATCACGCAAAGTTAGCCATATCAACCACAGTACCTCCTGCAAAAACAGAAGGTTTTGAAGTTCAACAAAAACATACCATCAATTCTGACTATCCTTTTAAGGGATCAGATTCAGAAAGAAACAGATGGTCTAAAAAACTAAATCACTATCTAATAAATAAGTGCATAGAAAAAAACATTACTTATTTAGATATATACTCTCTATTCAAAAACAACGAAGGATTTTTAGATCATCAATATATAGACGCAGATATGATACATGTTTCAAAAAATGATAAAATCGTCACACTACTTAATAATTTATACTAGGAGAAACTATGAATTTACTTTCCGCTCTGACAACATATGATGTTAATTCAAATAAAATAAGAATAGGTAATCAGCATGATGGTGGATATATTATCAATGATCTCATAGTTAAAAATACCAAAAGATTGATTTCTGTAGGAATAGGCGGAGAAGACAATTTTGAATTACAGTGGGCAGAAAAATTCCCAACAACATCCATAGAAGCATACGACGGAACGTACCCATGTAACAATTTGTGTAATAAATTTCCTGATAGAATTAACAAAAACATTTTTTACGTTCATAATGACGTTGGTTTTGGAGAAAAACAAATTCCTCTCAATACAATCGTAGATAGCAAAGAAGGAGTTTTATTAAAAGTTGATATAGAAGGTGGCGAATATACTGCATTTGATAATTTATATCCAGACAGTAATCTAACAGGACTCATCTTAGAAGTCCACGATTTACATATACCTGAGAATTGTCAAAAAATAGCAAAAATAATAACTGAAAATTTCAAAAACTTGCTTCTTTTCCATGTTCACGGAAATTCGTGGGGAGGTATGTTTGATTTGAACTTGACACCCAGTGTCAATGACGGTATACTAATCAAGAGGTTCCCTCATGTGCTAGAACTTACATTCATATCAAAGCATATTGTGGATAATTACTCTCTTGAAAAGGGTAAATTCCCTGTAGACGGTTTGGATAATACTAACAGACATGATTTTCCTGATATAGATCTTTATTGGATAAATGCTATATGATATACATATCACTATGTGCCATGCCAGATAGACTAGAGACTAAAGATAGTTCGTCTCAGTGTTTATCTTCTTTATTAGAACAAGAAACAACCCATGAATATAAAGTTCTTTTGAATATTCCTTTAAAATTAAGGAACTATGAAAATACAACTATACCACAATGGGTATTGGATTTAGAAGTAGCATATAATGGTAAGCTTATTATTCTTAGAGACGATATAGACTATGGACCAATATCTAATCTATTGTCTCCCATTAAGCTAATAAGTATGGATCCAAATGATATTATTATTATTTGCGATGATGATCATATGTACGACCCAAAGATGATTGAATACCATCTTAAAAAGCTGCAACAATATCCTGACCATCATGCTATTTGTTTTAGAGGGAATCAACCACTAGAACTAAGAACGTGGTATATAGATAACGTTAAATATGGTAAACTCTATAATTCGTGTGTTTTATTTCCAACAAGAAATGATATTTATTTAAAATTGCCTGATCATTGGCATAGCGTATCGTATCGTAGAAAGTTTATTCAACAAGATATTTTTGATCAAGATTTTTTAAATATATCTTGGAATAACGACATTTTAATGGGGTGCTATGCATGGTCTCATGACTTTTATTTTTTATGTGCTAACTACGATCAAGAGAGTGATTTTAGACCCGTTAACTATGATGGTCGAGGAGCTAATTCTTTCCCTTTAATGAAGATGCTTCCATTTTCTGGAGACAGTGGTTGCAATAGATGGAGGAATCAAAATAAGAAACCGGGTGAAGATATATGGGATTTAGAAAAATTTCGACAACTATTTGATAAGGATAAAGGAATAATACAATTATGGAAATAATTATATCTCTAACAACTGTACCTAATAGGTTATATGAGCATCACGGTCATTCAGCCACTAGGGCTGCTCTCACCACTTTATTAGAACAGTCATATCCCTTATATTCTGTTCACCTAAATATTCCTTTAGAATATAGAGGAGAGCAAGTTTCTATACCAGATTGGCTTAATGACTACACAAATAAATACAAACATCTAAAAGTTTTTTTAACACAAGACTACGGATCAATAACCAAGCTAATACCAACTCTAGAGAGAGTTGAAGATCCAGAAAGTATTATAATACTAGCAGATGATGATCTTTACTATATGGATGGATTAATTGCTGCACATATCAATGGAAGACAAAAATACCCAGACTATGCATTAGGTTTCGCTGGCATGGCGGCAATAGATGGTTCCTGCCACTTTTGTACAACGATACCAAAGGATACTAGAGTTAAAGTTCTAGAAGGATACAAAACTGTATCATACCTAAGAAAATTTTTCGATATTAATGAACTCAAAAAAGATTTCGTTGGCAAGTCTTGGAGAGATGACGAAACATTATCGGCTTATATGGGCTATAGGAATATTAAAAAACTAGTACTATCATATGATGGAGATACTGACTTTTCTCCTAGAGTAGAGTCCTTTCCGGTAATTGGTCATGTTCCAGCAGAAAGAGGTGGATGTAATTTATTTAGGGACTGCTCTGATTCTCAAAACAAGTCAGAACAAAATATACAAGAATTTTTTAAACTTGGTTACTTAGAAAGATAATTATGAAATACTTTTATTGTGTTATTTTAACGGTTGTTTTATCCCAGAACGTCTGCGCTCAACAGTGGTCTAATCCTGAAAATGCTAATCTTACAAATAGTATGACAAATTTAATGGTTAATTTTGGCATTGCAGGAATGCAAACGGCACAACCTTCTTTAGCAAATAATACTAATTCATATTTAGATTATCAAAATGGATATTATCAAGAACTACAAAATAGTTTAACTAAAACTGAAATATATTTTCAAAAAAGACAAACTAATATGTACTACAGAGAACTTGAAGTTATTCAAAAACGAGAACTTAAAGATCTTAAAAAATATAATCAGTTGACGATACCAGAACTAAATAGGATTTTTGATAGAGATATCAGAAACTAAAATACCGGATTAATAATTCCATATCCTTGGTACTTTCTTATTCCTTTATATCTAGGATTTTCTAAAGAAATAGCATGTAGTTTAAATACTTCTATATAGTCTTCGTATGTTTTAAGTTGATATTTTTTATGCTTATTATTATAGCTTAATAATAAAGAAGCACAACCAACCACAAATGGATTACTCATGCTGGTTCCACTCATACTAGCATATCTATTTCCTGGAACACATCCAATAATATTGTGACCAGGAGCTAAAAAGTCTAAATCATCTCCACTACAAGTAAATGAAGTACGATTCATATTTTCGTCTATCGCCCCTATAGATATAGTATTTTTATATCTAGCAGGATACATTATCTCAGCATTCTCTCCGCTATTTCCAGCAGCGCAAAAAACAACACATCCCTTACCATTAGCATGTGTTATAGCCTCCTCTATAGCTTTTGATGGTGCGGGTGAACCAAGGCTCATGGTTATAAAATCTACATCTCCGTGATCTGCAGCCCAGTAAATCCCATCTGCAACTGTGTTCATTGATCCTGACCCATCGTCTCCAAGTGATTTAATCGGAATAATTTTAGTCATAGGAGCAACGCCAACCATACCAAAACCATTATCTGATGCAGCTATTGTAGAAGCAACATGGGTTCCATGCCCAGCGCCGTCTATTGGTTCTTTATTTTGGTTAATAAAGTTTTTCCCGGGTAATAAATTATCTACTAAGTCTTTATGAGTTAAATCACATCCTGTGTCTATAACAGCTACGACCACTCCTTCTCCTTTAGATTCTTTCCATAGATTCGGTATATTAAATTTTGTAAGTTCCCACCCTTTGAATTGTGGATCATTTACAGATAGTCCATATACATCTTCTCTGACATATGGTAATAGAGAGATATTGTTTTTCTTTTTAAAAAAACCTCTAGTCATGATTACTCCTTAGTTTTTGCTAATATTTCTGTTATCCATTCAACATGATCGCTAATTCGCGTATGTCCACTTTCTGTACCGTACGTTGATCGTACAGCACCCTTTTCATGTATTACACAAGAATTAATTCCTGCTATTTTGTTGTCTATAAATAATCCACCACCACTATCCCCACTCCCTATACAAAACTCAAGTTCTGTTCTATTAGATCTAGAAGGAGAACATATTAAAAGTCCCCGATCAATTCTATCTACAATATTAGATCCTGCTCTTTTTTTATCGTCAGAAATATTTGCACCAGTTAGAAAAGTTCCGGTAATCCCATAACCGGAGATAGAGCAAACTTTACCAGTTTCATTAGTTTTTGTATATAGCTCAGGATACCAATCTAATCCAATATTTTCTTCTAAAAAACATATTGCAATATCGTGATAACCAAATTGATCAGAATTATATTTGGGATGAATAATAATTTTAGCCACTTTTATATTTTTACCATTTATTTCAACAGCACAATCTATAATATCTTCTACCATATGGGCAGCAGTTAATACTACTTTATCTTTATGTGCAACTCCAGAACCAAAAAAGGGTTTAGTGTCTGGCATTTTCCCTTTTACTTTAGAAACATAAACGAACTTGGATCCGTATGAGACATATTTAGAGTCTGGAGTATTAGGGTCTATGGTTCCAGAATAAGCTACAGAACCTATCAAGAATACTACTAAAGATAGTAAAAATTGACGCATGGTTTTGCACTTTAAGAGAGTAGGGGCGATTCTTAACCTTATTTAAATACACCGAGCAATCATTAATCACATCAACATTCCAACTACTATAATCCATTAAATGGCCAAAAATAAAATGACAATTAGGACATAAAGTAATAAGATTAGTTAAATCCAACTCTCTGCTTGGATTGACATGAAAAGGCTCTATATGATGTACCTGAATTTTTTTGCATGAACCGCAAGCCATGCAGCAGGGTTGTGATAGTAGGTGTTTTTTTCTTACTGATGTCCATTCAGGAGATCTGTCGGATAAAATATTCCACATTTTTTCACTATACTATCAGCTTATTTCCATATAAACACAATAATTTCCAACATTATCAAACCATGTTCCACTATCCCATATTCCACAATATACATATCCAGAGGATGGGGCAACTATATTTCCTCCCAATCCTATATAAAAAGCATTAGTAGTAGTAAATGGTATTGACGGTGAGTTTGTTGCAGATATAACTCCAAATACAGCGTTGTAATTGCCTATAAAAGCATTGGGAGTACCATATAGACCACGAGCATCACTAAGACAAGAACCAGCAATACAAGAAACACACCCTCTAACAGAGAAACTTATAGTCTGACCCGCTGTCACAAACTGCTGACCAATTCTTTTAAGTGTTGCTCCATCGGAATAAACTAATGATGTTTCAATGGGTAGGCACGTAATACTTTCGGCACTTATACACATTCCGGTTCGCGTGGGTGTGATTGTTGGTGTGGGTGTAGGTGTATTTGTTGTTGTTATCGTAGGAGTCGGAGTAACGCTACTTAATGGTTTTTGAGTAGCTACTGGACAGCAATTAATATTAATAATAGTCATAAATAATACTTTCTTAAATTATTATACAATAGGATTATGCTCAAAAAAGTAAACATCTGAGTCAGCAACAACCCCATTATTAGTTACTCTACACCACAGCTTATAGTAACCTCTGCAACTCCTATTAAACCTAATACTATTTGGATCTAATGTATCAATGGAATTAGGTATAGATCGCGTCCAACAAGGAGAAGTAAGCATAATGGGAGAAGTCGGGGATGAGCAATCTCTATCATAGTATATGGCCCACCATTCATATATTGTATTTCCCTGTGGGTTCTGAATAGTAGAGCTTACACTAAACACATCACCATCTCTAGTAATATCAGAATTTAATGGATCAGTTATGATGCAATCACTGAGACATCGTGGGAATTGATCACTCCGTGGGTGAAACTGATTACCGTTACATCCATTAGTGGTCGTATTGTTTTTTGTAAAAGATATCGTGGTTGGCGGACAAATAAATGACCCCGCAACAACAATATCGTTAGGTATACATACCGCTAATACAATATTATTGGATGGATTTTTTAAGACTACTCTTCCAATACCATTATGACACCTTTCCCCCGCACAAACCAGCTTTAATTCTGTTAAACTACTTGTTATTATATGATTATTTATAGTAAAAACACCCTCTCTATATCCTCCGTCACCAGCATTATTTAAATTAGCTTGTCCTATTAAAATGTTATCTATATAGAAATCAAAAATAGCTCTATTACAACTATGTCCGCCTCCGCAATTAACTGGATCATATGAGACTATTGCGGTATAGCCATACAGATCAATACCTGCAGCTAAACATACTTCTGGTTGTGGTGGGGGTGGGGGTGGCGGCACCGCAGGTATTATTATATCTCTAATATTAGATCTTGAACAACAAGTTCTTCCCCCAATACGTAACTGTATATTAGATGCTCTATTCCCTCCTGGAGATATTATAGAGTTTGGTATGTATAGTTTGAGAATTTTGTGATCACAACCAACAACTGCTGCTCTAGTAGGATTCGGAGTTTTTGTTACTGTGGGTGTTAGCGTTATTGTAGATGTTACCGTAGGAGTAGCCGTAACAGTTGGAGTTGCTGTTGACGTAGTTTTAATGGTGGGAGTAATCGTTAAAGTTGGAGTTGGTGTTGGAGTTGATGTTTGCGTTGCTGTGACGGTTATTGTTGGTGTTGGTGTGGGGGTAGAAAATAGACCATCTCCCACACTATTTGCACTAACACAGGTTGGATCACTATCGCTTTGAGTAGCATACTTCCAATATCCAGCATTGGTTCCTCCACCCTTATAATATGCTGCTTTATACCATTCGTTTTCCGTTGGAATGTGGTATTTTGCGCCAGGATTCCTAGCCACAGCATCTCCGGTAGTACTGCCATTTAAAGTATAGGCTCCGTCTTCAGTAGTGCTGCTGTTTTGAGACCCAGTTGGTTTTCCGTTATGTAGCCAATTACAATATCTTGCACAGTCAAACCAGCTTACATATATTACCGGCTTGTTTCCGTAATTAGTTTTTACTGAGTAAGTGTAGCTTCCACTAGCTCCTGATCTATTGATCGCCGACCCCTGAATCGAATTACTCGCCATATTGACATTGTAAAGAGCATACGAGTCAGTTGCGGCAACAGCATTCAAAAATTCAACATATTCACTATTAGTAACAAGATATTTTCCCACGGCGTAGCTGTAACCAACACTGCCTCTTCCAACTCTTCCTCCAGTATCAGGAGAGTTGTTAACATCACCCACAGTCACAAAGTTAGAAAGGACTAAAGGATTAAGTATGGAGAAGGAACTGGCGATACGAAAACCGATGATATTGATCACTTCCGACGTGGTGGAGGCGGGTAGGCCGAGGGAGGGCGACGCCAAGTAGAATGCAGCAGCATCGCCCCAATAGCCGCCCCGCAACTCGCGAGCTGAATCATTCCACTCATAGACTTGCCCAATTTGATCATAAGTACCATATGCACTAGGTCCACCATTAGTTCCAACAGAGGTGACATTGCCATTTTTACCATCCCAATCAGCACAATAATTAAAATTAGCAGAGTTAGATCCCGGACACAATGAGTTAAATACTAATCTGTTATTTCCTCCCATATATCCATGGTAATAACAGTAATAGCTTAATTCTGGTGGTTGTGCTCCTACTCCATTAACAGTAATTGTTACATTACCATAGTAAAAGTCATATGACACTCCACCAACTGTTTTTGTTAGTTTATTATTAACGTCTCCAGAATATGATATAAATGATTCATAGCCTGAGTTTAAAATTGCAATAGGATGAGCAGAGGGGACTCCTGTTAAAGTATATGTACCTATTTGATATCCTAGTTTATGATCAAGATTATTAGGATCAAAACCCGGACCCTCTGCAAAAGTAAAGTTGTAATTTCCTTCAACAGCGGATACTGCTGTATTATTTCTCATACATCTAATTATCATGGTATAATATCTCCAAAACATTTGTTGTGTACTGAATAAGAATAATATCCAGGATTTGCTGGGTCACAATCAACGGCAGAACTTGGTAGTGCTGCCCAGGTGTTGCTATTATCTAAAGAGTATTCAATATCACAACAACATAGTTCGTTTTTCTCTACTTGTAATTCTACTATAATACCACCATCAACTAATGAGCCGTCTATGAATCCATCACAAACAATTATTGCTGGACAGTATGATGGAGATGGTGTTATTGTGGGGGTTGGCGTTAGTGTAGGAGTAGGAGTTGGTGTTACACATATAGATTCTAAACAATATATTCCAGAGAATACTGTCCATGAACTAGAGATCGGTGAAGGAGAAGTAGATATTGAATCGTTATATGCTGAAGAACAATCGGTAAAATCAATGGCTCTTATTCTGAAAGTTAATGGTCTACCAGCAGTATTTATACAGGTTCCGTCTCCTCTTATAATATCGCTACTAGTTAAAGTATACGTATAAGAAGTAATGCTTGTATTAAAAATACAAATATTGTCTACTATGTTGCCAGGTAAGCCGCTACTACCGCGACTATCTAATGTTTGTATTTGATAACCGGTCATACATGCTTGGTTACGACCATTAGTACCCTTTAACCAATCTAATATCACTGTTGCTTCTGAACCAGATATACCAACAGATGAGCATGAAGCAGATATATTATTGACTGTTGGCGCAGCAAGTGCACAATTGGGTGTTGGTGTAGGAGTTGGACTTTGACTAGGAGAAGGGGTACAACAATTACAGTTGCTTGTATTACCTTCAAATGTCCATATTGGAGGAATATTACACTGACATGCAGTAGATATTCCAGTTATAGTTAATCCTCCAACACAAGAGATATTAGCATTTGCTGTCCATTTATTAGCACATGATCCAGCACCAGTATATGCTACACTAGGATCACAAGTAACAGACATAAAGTATGTGTCACCACAAGCCAATGTTCCGCTACTAGTCCAATAATTAGGCATGACCTTCGTAAATAATAAGTCTAAAGATATGGTTCTGGTCACATTACTACAATTTAATACAAATGTAGTCAAACCATTCCATTCACAGCAGGATTGTTTACTTGGTGAGGGGGTTAATGTTGGAGATGCTGTTAATGATGGAGTAGGAGTTAGTGTTCTTGTAACTGTTTGAGTTGGTGTTCTTGTTGGAGTAGGAGTACAGCAAGTACAATTAGTAAAATCGCCAATGAAACTCCAAATAGGAGGAGCATTACATTGACATGCTTCTTTTATTCCGGTAATTATTAAACCAGTAACACAGGATATTGTCAATGAGGAAGTCCATTTATTAACGCAAGAGCTGAATCCTGTGTATCTAACAGTTGGATCGCAAGTGATAGTAGCACTAAACGTATCCCCACATAATAAAGTCCCACTAGCCTGCCATCTATTTGCTGCTGTTTTGGTATAAGTTACTGGAATAACTAAATTACCACAAGAAGCATCAAATTCTAAATATGTATTACCATCCCATTCACAACAGGTAACTGTAGATGGACTTGGAGTATTTGTTGGAGTAGCAGTAATTGTGATAGAAGGAGTAATAGAAGGTGTTACTGTGGCAGTAGCAGATCTTGTAACAGTGATTGTTGGAGTTTGACTTACTGTGATACTTGGTGTTAGCGTAGGTGTTTGCGAAGGTGTTCTTGTTTGTGTATTAGTTTGAGTAATACTAGGAGTTAGTGTAGGGGTCGATGTAGCCGTTTGACTATTAGTGGGGGTTGCAGTTGGTGTTCTTGTATTAGTGGGGGTGTTTGTTCTAGTTGTTGTTGTGCTTGGGGTTACAGTAGGTGTTACTGTTCTTGTTACTGTTCTAGTTGGTGTTCTTGTTGGAGTAACTGTTCTAGTAACAGTAGTGCTTGGAGTTATTGTCGGCGTAAGGGTTGGTGTGGGTGTTGGTGTTTTTTTAGGGGTTTTAGTTGGTGTTGGGGTTTTAGTGGGTGTCTTAGTAGGCGTTTGACTAAGAGAATTTCTATCTATAAAAGGACACCCATCATCCGACCTTATCCTTGGGGGTTTTGGAGTTTCTGTTGGTGTTCTGGTTGGTGTTGGAGATGGCGGAAGTATTTTCCGCTCATTTTGTCCGTTCATTCTGTTTGTCATTTATTACAATACTTTCGCAGCTATTAAGCATCCTTTTGATACTGAGTGCAAAGGATCGGCAGCGTGCTTAACTTCTTTAATAGATAAAGGAAAATTATTCTCTAATAGTTTTTTCTTAAAGTGTTCAATATAACCACCTGCTTGGGATGTGCCACCAGCTATTACTATTGTTAGAGGTTCTTTAAACTTAGGCAAAGACTTATGATCGGTAAGTGCTGCTGATAATTGCTTGGTAGTATAATCTATTAAACGATCATAATAAGAAGATATAGCAGCTAAAATAGGGCTATCATTATGCTGACCAACATTAAAATTCCCACCCTCCTTCTCAGCCTGTACAACACTATCTGGTTCTCCCGTGGCTACTGCGCTCATTCTGTCAACCCAATCTCCAGACTTTGTTGTAGAAAATACAACAGTCGGCTCACCATTTAGCATGACGCAAACATTAGTCATACCCGCACCACAGCTGATAGCTATTCCAGTATAATCGTTATCTGCTAACTCAGCATAACACAAGGCTTCTGCTTCGTTAATTGATTTAGCATCATAGCCACAACTATCCAAGATAGTTTTTACCACATCTTCATGATATCCAACATCAAAATCTTCATCTTCTTGGTCTACTGGTTGAGCAGGGACGCAGAAAACAATCTTTTCAAGGGGCTCTGAAGATTGCCCGACTACTTCCTTTAAAATAAAAGCCAATACTCTTTTTGCATCCTTCTCTTTTGCTGAAACCACTCCTTTAAACATGGGTCTTTTAGCATTGTCATTTCTTTCAATAGCTTTTTCTATAGCGTCTTGTCCAAGAATAATAAAAGATCCGTCTGCATCTTTAATAAAAACTTTACCAGCTAGACCCTTCTCTATCATCTTCGTTGCTACAGGAGTAGCCGGTTTAATGATATAAAAAGCATCTCTAAAGTCTTTATATTGTACTTTATTTTCTTTGTCTTCTGATAATACAATATAACTTGTTCCTACATCCAAACCCTTTGCCATAATTCACCTTTTTAAATTTTGAAGTTTATTAACAGATTCAGAAATATTATCATTTGATAATTTAGTATCGCCCAATTTGTTATATTTTTTTTCTATGCCGTCTGTACTTATATCAGTAACAAATTTCCTGTCATCTATAATAATCTTATTTTGACTTTTTTCACTATTATATTGTTTATTTGTTTTTGATACTAATTTATCAGTCATTACACATCCTCTATTCTTTAATTGTCCTATAATATAACCCATTCCAAAAGATACAAAATTAAATAGTATCAATATTATACTTAACAACGATGCAGTGTCTATCATGTGGATAGCCTCCTTACCAGATTTACACCATACAATAAAAGAAAAAAGGAGCGATTGCTCGCTCCTTAATTTTAAAAACAGGGTTGTAATCGGCCCGTAGTTTTACTACATCGTACCCATGACTCTACCCTTTTGAGTACGAACAACATACCCCTTACGAACCAAAAACGGCTCAATACTATTTTCGATAGTGTCTAAAGCTATTCCTGTCATTGCTGATATAGACTTGAGACCCAAAGGATTGCCCTTATTTCGTCGCAAAGCATCAATATAAAGCCTATCATAGAGATCTAAACCCTTACTGTCTATACCCTGAGTAGAAAAAATTGTATCAATTGTACATGGTTCAGCATGGCATATCTTATAATTTTTGTACCATAATAGTCTAGCATTAAGAATTCTTGGAGTACCCTTGCTTCTTTTTGCTATCTCAACCAAATCATCATCCGAAATCTCTAAATCTAGTTTAGCAGAGTTCAATCTTGCTACTTTAGCTAGATCATCGTCCGTATAGAAAGAAAGATGTTCTTTAATTGTGAATCTATCATAAAATGGCTGACTTAAGCTTCCTCCACTTGTAGTCGCTCCGATCAGAGTAAACATCGGCAGATCAATAGTTTCTGGAGCATCGTCTGACGATATACTAAGTACGAAATCTTCCATAATAGGATAGAGAAACTCCTCTACCGCTTTGGGCAATCTGTGTATTTCATCAATAAATAACACAGACCTAGCAGATATTCCCATAATATATGGCAAAATATTCTTTATGCTACGAACATTCGCCGCGTTAAGAGTATAAAGACTGACACTCATCTCGTTAGCTATGGCACTCGCTATGGTGGTCTTACCAAGCCCAGGAGGGCCATCTATTAAAACATGAGGCAGCACACTGCCAGACATTTTACAACCCGTTGCAGAGATGCGTAGACGCTCAATAACGTCTCCCTGTCCAATAATTTCATCGAAACTCTTCGGTCTTGTAACATTTGCCATAATTCAGATTCCTCCAAAAATTTTAAGTGCATCCTTCACTAACAATAAAGGATTGTCACACTTATTAGTACTATATACCTTAGTTATTAAATCTACAGCTTCTTTGTTAGAAAAGCCATAGGTTGCCAAAATTTTATATGCTTTTTTAAGATACTCAGGCTCAACTTGTATCACTATTTCAGACAGCTTATCGTGTTCGGTTTTAGGTTTTTTATTCTTTTTGGAATATTGTGTTTTTATATTTGTAATCTGTCTTATTTTATAGACAATACCACAATCACAAACAAGCTTAAAGCCTTTAACCTGAACTTGATTTAAAAATAGCCAATGTTCTGATTCACAGTCTGTATTTGTACATCTATATTTAAACTGAGCATCTAGACTAATCGGTTTCAGGCTTTTGACTTGATTTTGTATCATCTTCTTCTTTCACCCAAAAGATAAAATCATTTTGATCACTATCGTACGCACTATCAAGAACCCCCTTATTAACCAAAGAGTTTAGTATATTGCTAATCATTCTATTATTCAGATCTTCTATGATAGACTGAAGAAGCTTGTCTGTTAAACAATATCTGATTTCTTTTGTTTTCTTATTGATTTGTTTTTTTGCATGGTTTTTGATGATTATGGCGGATTCATCGTGAGTTAGTGTTTCGTTCATTTCTTCTGTCTCTTGTTTGCTCATCTCATAAAGAGAGGCAGTCATCGAATCATCCGCTACCTTATTTACTTCTCCAAAAAACTTGAACACTAAAGATCTAGAATGATCAACAAAGTCATCAAAGTCATTAATAAAAAACCATTGATCGTTATTCATGATATTAGGGTAGTGCCGTCCTTGTATTTGGGTATCTCAGTCCATTCCAGTTTAGCAGAGAAGTTGGGTTTGTAAATTGTTACAGTTCTGTGCGTTTTACTATCTTTTTCTATTACCGTTTCAGCTATGGCTCTGTCCTCATTAAGAATTTTAGCTATAGCAGAATTAACCTCCAACATTGTATCAAACGTATCATTATATTGGGTTCTATTAAAAACTACCTGAAAATAAGTATTCATATTATTCCCTTAATTCTGATTGACAGTTGTTGTGTTTGTCCACAAAAGTTCTTTCAAACCCTAACTCTGCTAGTATGGGCATTTTATAAAATGTAATGGTGAATCTTACATTGTTGTTATCGTCTGTCATTTTTGTCCATTCCACTCTTTGTGCTTTACTAATATGGGTAGCTAAATCATAAGCAATATATGGAGTTTCAGTAAATGAACTAAAAAACATTGCTAAATACAAAAGGGCTGATGGTAACATCTGTATCTTTCAGTTTAAAATATCAAACATACCTTTATAGTAGTTTGGTTGTTGTAGAAAGTGAACCGCATGTGCTCTTAAATGATTTTTATATTCACTGTGTATCTTGTCATGAATAAAGTATTGTGTTTTGTATATTGGTTCTTTGTAATGATTGTTCCCCAAATACAGGGAGTTTTTAAAGTTCCCTGATTTGGAGAAGTAATCATTCACAGGTAACGAACCTTTCGGAAAGCTAGGGCCAATATACCATACGTTTGAAGGATATTCAACTATTTCATTTAGAGTATCATATAACATCTTTCCCCAAGCATCCCAAGCATCGGGATCAAACTTGAAGTATTTTTTATAATGACTCTCTAAATTGTCCTGACTATCATCGTCATCGTAGTTGTCATCTTCATAATCTTCGTGCATGGAATTTACCTATAGCTGTATCTGTTTTGACAAGTTACATTCTTACGATTACGTCCTCTACGACCCTTAAAGCCTAATCTTCTTATGATATTATTAATCGTTTGGCGACTAAGATAATACTTATTACCATAAAACTTGTTTTCTTCAAAATGATAATAAAGACCTTTTGCTGATCCTAGCACGCTCATCAATTCAATAAACTTTTTCTTCGCTTCTTCATCAGATAACAAAAGTTGTAAAAGAGGATTAATATGTCTACCCATTTGTTTTCTCCTTATGCGGTTGTGTCAAAGGGTACGGAACCCCCAATACCCCTGACACTGAACCCTCACCCGATACAAAATTTGTCACTGATTTTAGATGCCAGTTCTTTAGCAGAATTAGAAAGGAATCTGTTGTTGCTAAAGTAGAGGGGCGTTGAGACTTGATTAAGGAACTCCACAACCGTCTTTAAAAGCTTGGTCTGGGAACCGTCAAGATCTAAATCCTCGCCCCCAGCGTCAGCAGGAAGCGGCTCAAGAGAATCTGTATCGTCCTCAACCACAGGAGATACTGGAGTAGGATCACCATAAGCCTTATTGAACAAAGCGCCGCTGCTAGTATAAACGTATTTAGAATTGTTATAATTCTTGATATCGTCTGTACTATTCGTATAGGTGTTAAGGTTTAAAGAGCTCATCTGATTAGCAATAGTTGAGGCAACATTAACTGATACCGGAACACCAGTAATATCAGACTTCTTATAAGCCTTAGCATATTCCTTAAACCATTCGTCGCTAGTCTTATTTGCAACAACATTAACAACAGCAGACACTCCATCAAGAGCCTCTTTAAGCTGTTCAATATTAACCCAATTACCAGTTGATCCTGACAAAATACTGGTAAAGTAAGGTTGCTTTCCTTCCCAGCCCTTCCTCCACCAAGTATAAGGGATTCTATAAATCTGATTGATTTTAATAGCTCGGGCATCACCACCAAAATGGTTTTCCAGTTTCTTTTGAATACCATTCCAATAAGTCTTGTGAGGATTTATATTGTTTTGGTTTAGAATC